TCAATACCAATGACTACATCACCAGGTCTGATATTACTACCATCAACAATATCATTCTTCTCTACAATACCAGTACAAAAACCAGCAAGGTCATAATCAGTTGCTCTAAAATGCTCTGCTGTTTCTCCACCCAGAAGTTCCATATCAGACATCATACAACCAGTGGCAACTCCACGCACAATGTCACTGACATTATCATCAAGTTTTTTAGTAGAGATATAGTCTAGAAAATATAATGGTTTAGCACCAGAACATATAACGTCATTGACGCACATAGCAACGAGATCCTGACCAATAGTGGTGTAATCACGGGCAATCCTGCAAATGTTAATTTTAGTTCCAACACCATCAGCACCAGATACCAACACAGGTTTCTCATATCCTGATGGGATCTCCATCATTCCATTGAACCCACCAATGTTAGGTGCCAGTGCTTTGATATACTCTACAAAAGATCTACCCTTGATAATATCAACTCCAGAAGTTTTGTAATCCATCAGTCTCTTCCTAATCGAATGTATAATGTAATGAGTGATTGTGAGATCAGATCACAAGAATATGTAAATCCTTGTTTGTTTTCTTCGTCCCAGTATTCTCTTTGACTTTTGAGAAGTGCAGAGAACTCTTTGATCTTAGACCTCATTTCGTCTTTTGATAATTTATCCAATGATTTCACCTCTGGCAATTTTTTCACGACGGTCTAGTTTCCATACTATGTAATCCATTGTTGGGATACACATAGGGTTCCAACCAACAAAGGTAGTTGACTCTCCACTGGGTATCTTCCAACAGGGAGCATCATCATTGTCAAGGTCTAATGATTTACGATACTCATCCTCACCAAACATAACAACAGCACGTTCTGCTTCATTCAAACTAGTAAAACAAGCAAAACCATTCTTTTTAATGACATCAGGGACATGGTGTTTCATAATCCTCTCTTCTTCATTTCAGATTCAATATCAACTAACTTCTGTTTACTTTGCAGCATCTTACCTTTAAATGCTTTTCTTTCAATGTACATCTTCTCCATAAGTTCAGGGAGGAACCCCTTCACATCCTTACGATACATTGCACCATTGGCACATACTGCATAATCTTTATACATTTCAAAGTTAAGTGACTCATCCAGAATCTTATTCACAGTTACTGATGGGTGCCTCTCATCCATCAATGTCTCTGGTGAAATATTGTATTGCATCATCAGGTGAGGGTATAGTGAGTTAAGGTCAAAGGATGCTACCCAGTCATAGACACCAGGTTTTGGTTCCTTTACATAAGCACCAGCAAACTTATCACTCTTCTCACTTTTATCCTTCTGAGGAATAACAATATTTCTTCTCTTCAAGTAGTTGTAGATAATAGTATCCCACATCCTTACTTGATACATCACATCAACATAGTTGACTTTAGCATCATATGCCATTGTGATTGCCAGTTCAATTAGTTTAAGTTTCTCCTCCAATTTGTCTACCAGTTCCACGTCAATGATGTTGTAGTCTACAAACTTCTTCCAGTTACCTTTATAGAAGTCTTTGAAAGTATCAAACTCACTGTGGTCTAGTTTCTTCTGACCTAGTTCAGTTTCTGCAATAAAGTCTAGTCTGTATGACTCACGATTTACATAGGTAAACTTCTTATACAGATCAAGGTAATCTAATGTGGTTAGACCAACAATGTCAAACACATTATACATCCTTCCTGTAATGGTAACCTCATCATGATTTACCATTCCCCAAGGAGACAATTCCTTTACCTTCTTTGGACCCATGATCCTACCAATCCTTCCACACAAGTATGGAATATCATATAGTCTCACATTCCATCCTGTAACAACATCAGGGGTATTGTTGGACCACCAATAAAGGAATGCATTCAACATCTCAACTTCATCACTGAATTGATGATAGGTTACATTATTCTGTGAAGGAACATACTGGTGCCTTCCCCAAGTTGTGATCTTCTTCGTGCTGTAATCTTGAATAGAGATGGTTAACATCTCCTCAGAGCAGGATTCAGGATCAGGAAACCCAGCCTCTGCCTGAACCTCAATATCCATAGTCACCAAGTTTATCTTCTTGATGTCAAACTTTATCTCTTCCTCTGGGTACTTATCTGAGATGTATTGGTATACATACCTCTCATTTCCATAAATGGGGAACCCTTCTACATCACCATACCTTTTATAAAAATCTCTACAATCCCTGACTGTTCCTGGTTGAATGGGTTCTACATTATCACCTTCAAGAGTTTTCCACTTACCCTCTTTCCTTGACTTAACATAGAGAGTTGGTTGGTACTCTTCCCTAGCAGTGAAATTCTTTCCATTCTCAAAACCACGAACCAGGACATTATTACCAATCACCTGAACGTTGGTGTAAAACTTCATTTCACCAGTTTCTCATACTTGTCTTTTAGTTTACTATTAGGTTCTGTGATAGTCAAGATCTTATCTGAATGCATCATAAAGGTGTTCTGGGAAGTCAGATCAATCAACCAAGGAATCAATTCCAAAGTAGATTCATTGATAGTAAATGGTTCAATTAGTTTACAATCAGGTTCTCCCAGTTCTGTAGGAACTTCTTCAATTTGTGTAAGAATGATCTGACTATTTGTCAGGATGAGTAACTTAATATCTTTCATTTTCCCACTCCATAATCAGGTGCTGTCATTTCAAGTTTGCTAATTGTATTATGTAGTTTAGCAATTGCTGCCTTTGCTTCAGGAGTTTCTTCCCAGCTCCACTCTTCTTCACGACCTTTACTGTCTTTCTTGGTGTTTTTCTTTTCAGACATACAAACTCTATTCTATCAATATTATAACATAAAAAAGAGGGGTTGTCACTGGATTGTGCCAGTTACCCCTCTGCGACGACGATATTCAGTTTTATTTATTCAGTTTTTGGAGTCAGTTTATATGCACCGAATGATGCTGCTGAGATTGCTGCAATGATTGCTAGAATTTCCATGGTTGAGAAGTATTAGGACAGAACAGGATACAACACACCCCAACTAAAAAGATATGTTACTGTACCAAAAAGTATGGTAGTCATGGTGAAGTTCATAGTGGTCTCCATCAGATTACATAATTATATAGATTATACTGTATCACCATGATACACTTCTGTATCAACCGCAGCGAAAATCTGTCAGAGTATCAAAACCAGACCTTCTTTTGATGATGTTCAGGAACAATCCTGTTCATAGAGACTGTTAAGAGCCCATTCTCAAATTTAACTGATCCAACTTCCGTATCCTCTGCCAGTGTCCAAGCTCTGGTGAAAGATCTTGCAGCCACTCCTCTATGGATGTATGTTGGATTCTCTGTGGATTCTTCTCGTTTTCCTTCAACGAAAAGTTTTCCTTCTTCTGTGTAGACATTGACTTCTTCTGGTGTAAATCCTGCCAATGCTAACTCTAGTTGTGATTCTGTATCACTGACTTGGATGAGGTTGTATGGAGGATAATTTGATGTTTCTTGACCTCTTAGGATTCTATCAATATAGTCATCCATTCCAATTGTGTTACGCGTGATCCTGTCCATGAATTTGTCCAGGTCGGCGGCATTGTACTTCATGAGATTGGCCATGTACTTCTCCTTAAATAAGCGAGATTTGATTGTGTGAACCCCGAAGGCATTCACTTATTATTTATACTAGAAAAAGAAAAAAGAGATAGTGATGAAATCACTACCTCTTATAAGGGTTTCCGACTTTTGTAGAGACCGCACGAAAGGAGTCTCAGTCTTATTTATTCAGGTTGACTGACCTTTACAGTATTCTTCTTACCAATATTATACTTCTGTTCTAAAGTCCAATCACTCTTATCCCTATAAGGAAGAACTTTGATTTGATTCAAAGGTGCAATGTCAATTATTTCATCTTCCAGAACAACATTGATCAATCCCCAATCAACAAGCAAACGAGTGATACGATTCCTACGCTGAACATCATTAATGGTAATGTTAGCATACTTACCATCAAGAGCAAATAGTTCCTTAAAATGAACTATGTAATATTTGCCTTGCTTATGCAAGATATGGCAAGATTGATAAAGTTTCTTTTCTTTTCTAGATGCTACACCAATCCTAGTCAGTGTTTCTCTAACTTTTAAAAAATCATCAGGTTCATTTAATTTGATCTCAATCATTTTATTTTGAGACCAACTAACCTGTGGTTCAGGAGTTTGTGTCATTTTGTGCCACCAGTATCAAGTCTTTGTTTAATGAATTCGATTTGTTCATGTGATAAAATTTTCAGTGCTTGAGATGCTTTTTCATTACTATATCCATAGTATTGTTTTACGCAATCTAAGTCAGTGACCTTATCTTTGCGAATCCAAGGAGAGAATCTCTTCCTTTTCCTCAGAATATTTATATAAAATTCATATTGCATATCCTTGTCTAAAAAGTGATACTTATTCATCTCACTTGCAAAAAGAATACAATCAAGATGACCAGACATACACCTATTAACAATAAAAGAAGGATACTCTTTTGCCATATGTGGTTCATCTTTTATCAGATTAACTTTGTTGAAGTTAATTGAGTTCAACCAATCTTTCAGTTCCATATTAAAATACAGCAGTTACGCCAACAATAGTAGCATCAGGATTACGAGCCAGAGCAACCTTCTTAGCATCCTGATAATCTCTAGCAATCACTTCTTCTTTGAAAACTGTTCCTGCTTTAAACAATGTCACTTGACACTTCATAATTAAAAAGTAGTAGTTCTTTTCTGCTCTTCTGTTCTCTCATATACTCCCCAACAGAACGCATAGTATATGTATGATCAAACTCTGCTGTATTCCAATCAATGAATCTATCCTTAACAAGTTGATCTGAATTGTAACTAATAAGTTGATTCAGATTAGTTTCATTACAAGTCTTAGCAAAAAGATCATGATCAAATCCTCTGTGCATACTGCCCTTCTTTCCATAGATATTATCCTTGATATCATAGGGTGGGTCAAGATATACAAATGCTTTCCTTTCAGACTGCTCATCTAAAAGTTGTTCATAACTAAGATTAGTAATCTTCCAGTTCTTGATAAGTTCTGAATACCCAGGAAGTTTTTCAATTCCTCTGATAGAAAAGTTACCTTCTGATGCTGCTTTAGAGAATGAAGAACTCTCAGTAAGACCTGAGAAAGAGCACTTGTTTACCACATAGAATGAAATTGCTCTCCAGAAGTTATCATCACCATCACTTGCTAGATATTCTTTTGCTGAAAAGAATAAACCCTTTGCTGAATCAGGGGTACAGTTCTTATACTTCAATTCAAGAAGTTTTTCCCTCATAGCAACTCCATCATTCTGAAGTTGCTTCCAGAAGTTAACTAGAGGAGCATACAAATCATTTACCCAAATACTAACAGTAGGATACTTCTTAGTCACATATAAAGAGACACTCCCACCACCAATGAATGGTTCCCTAAACTCACCATATTCACGAAGATCAGGAATATAAGGACCAATCTTTTTGCATGCACGTGACTTACCTCCTGGATATCTTAAAGGCGTCTTATGAGATTTCATCATAGGATGAGTTTCTTGCTAGTAGTTTGAATTGGAGAGAAGATCTTCTCATAGTTCTCTACAATCTCATCTCTAGCATCAATTACATAAACAATATACTCTCTTGGAACACTAATGACTTCATCTTCTTTTGAAAGATAAGACCAAGGAACAAACCCCACCTGTCCTTGTGGACTAGGAACAGCAACAAGAGGATTCTGTACTTGAATGCTAGTGTCATCCTCCTCAATCAAAGTGAAGATGACCTCTTCACCAGTATTCATACGCAATACTTTTACATTCATTTAATTACCTCTAGTTTCATAAAATTTAATAACTCTGTTCACTTGTTTCCTGTCAGTCCCACAAGGGGCATTCTTTAGACAAATCAAAATCAATTCATCATCAGTAATAGTTGGTTTAATTGTAAACCCCCACTTGTCAACCTTAGAATCAACTGGTGCCTCTGGAACATCCATATTACTTAAACTCACATTCAACCATAATCTCAGTCAGACAAGCAAGCATATTTATTTCTTGGTCTGCGACGAACGAACTTTGATACTGATACTTAGCAATAATAAGAACAGCAGCAGCAATCCCAGGACCTGCCAAGTGTACATAAAGAGCATCATAAATGCTGCGCAAGAGTACAGTAGGATCATTGTCCAAATTATCAACGACCCACTTTCTGACCTGAGAATAGTCTTTACCTTTGAGAGTTTTGAAAAGATCATCTGTCTTTACGTTACTGAAAGTTGCAAGGATACCACTATCTATTTTACCACTAACTGAGTATCTCTGCAACTCATTAAGAACACGTCTCCAATCAGGAAAGTGTTTTTGAATAAGTTCTACTAAAACTTTTGGATCATATTCCACAACCTCTGTCTCAAGTATAGACCTGAGACGGTTGAAAAACTTCGCTGCAAGTTCTTGTCTTTCTTTGCCTCTGATGGAGAAGTCAACGACGGAGCATCTAGAGTGGAGAGGTTGAATGATTTTGTTTTTGTAGTTGCAGGTGAAGATGAATCTGCAGTTGCCAATAAACTCCTCTGTAAACGCCCTAAGGCAGAGTTGTACATCTGGGGTGGTGTTGTCAGCCTCATCAATGATGATGACTTTGTGTTTTGCCTCAGAAGATAACGATACAGTTGAAGCGAAGTTCTTGGCGTTGTTCCTGACGGTATCAAGAAATCTTCCCTCATCGGATCCATTGATGACATAATAATCTGCTCCTAGTTCCTGACATAATGCTTTTGCTACTGTAGTCTTACCACATCCTGGAGGTCCAGAAAGGAGAAGATTTGGAACCTCACCCTTTGCTAAGAAATCTTTGAATGTTTTTTTTGTACTCTCTGGAAGAATACATTCATCAATTGTCTTTGGGCGATACTTCTCTACCCAAATGAACTCATTACGACTCATACAAATTGTCTCAGTTTTGTCAGAATAATCTTGTAGGCTTCTACTATATCACCTTCTCCATTTCTAAACAAGTCCTTATCAAATCTCTCTCCTTGTCCCTTACTCCATAGTCTCATATTATCTGGTGATAGTTCATCAGCAACATAGAGGTCACCATGAGCATCATATCCAAACTCTAGTTTGAAATCAACCAAATCAATTCCACACATCAAAAATAGTGGTTGTAGTACATCATTGATGTTTAGAGTCTTTTCAATAATTGGATCTGTATTGATTCCCATCAACCTCACACGATCTGGTGTGAGCAGAGGATCATTTTTACTATCATCCTTTAAGAAAAATTCAACAATAGGAGGTTGAATGATTATGCCCTCAGTAAGATTGGTAGTCCTCACAATAGAACCTGCTGCAATGTTTCTACAGATAACTTCCACAGGAACAATTTCAAGTTTCCTACATCTCATAGTATTGAGTGAAGGACAATCAAGATAGTGTGTTCTGATTGAGTTACTTTCCAGGTACTCAAACAACATTGCTGACATAAGACAACAGACAGTACCCTTTCCTTTTGGGTAATCAATCATCTTCCCATTTCCAGCAGTCACACAATCTTCATACTGAATCAACACCTCTTGATGATCATCAGTTGAATAAACTGTTTTTACTTTTCCTTTTAAAATTTCAGTCATACCCATTCAGGTTTACGATGTGGAAGGCGAAGATAGTTGTCTTTCACCCATGGTTTAGAACCAATGTACATTTTATATGCATCAAAGGTTGAGATACTATCATCTAATTTGAACTCATCTGGCATTGCTCTCACAAAGGGTGTAGTCTCTTTACCAGACCTACCAGTAGGATCTCCTGTTGGTAGGATTTCTTTTGCTGCACAGAGGGTCAGGAAGCAAGTATGGACTTTGCCATATCTAGCAGCATACTCACTACATAGACCAAATCCATGTGCGAGTAACCACTGCCAGTTCATCACAAACTCATTTGCCCATTTAGTGCAAGGATGATTACGAAAGGCACCTTTTTCAGTTGTATATGGTGTACCATCTGCTTTGGGAAGAGTGCCAAACCCATGACCCCATTTGTCAGAGCATACAATAGCAAGCATCTGACAGGTCTCTAATGGCATCTTAACAATGTGCTTGTCAGGAAGAGATCTTGCACAATCCCAGGGGTCAGATGATGTTACAAAAATATTCATAATAATTTAGATAATGATATCATCAATAGGAATGTTAACATAATAACTACATCCCAAGATTTTGTCCTAATAAAGTAAGGAACTGAAATGAGATCTGCAACAAAATGAAGAACTACACCAACAGGCACACTAACATGAAGGACAATAAAATAGGCAGTGATCACAAGAGCACTACCTACGACTCTCATAGGAACATCAAATGGAGTCTTTAGTCCAGAAACTGACATAAGTATGATAAACCCCAATTTAATGTGCTGGATGGGATAGCATCAACATTTTCCTCTAGGACCTGCTTTGCTTTCACCAACCTTACTATACCACAGGACTTTGCTGTTGCCTTAGAAATTTCCATGAATTCCTCAAAGTCTTCAGCATTACCCTTCTTAACTCCACTCACATAAAGTCTCCTTGCCTCCTTCATCAACTCTTGAGTCTCAGGTTCAAAGGTGATTGTTTCTTCTTTGAGAGGGATTTCCATATTCTTCATGCAAGACATGCTGAACTTCATTGCTTCTCTTGTCTCATCAAGAGGAAGAGCATGTTCAGCATTGTCTCTAAATGCATGTTGAATCACACCATTAGTACACTCCATAACCCTGAGAATAGCAATCTTGTCTTTCTCAGTGTCAGGGAGGTTATTGTAGATAGAGTACCAGTCTCTCATCAACCAAAAGTAGAATCAGGTTCAAGAGCAATATAATAAGTAACATCAATGTTCTGATTATTGAAGCGAGACAGGAGTTTAGAAGATACTACAACATCATATGTTCCTGGAACAATCTTCAAGTTCTCTTCTTTGAAGTTAAATACAAAACTATCAGATGTTTCTCCAACAATGATTGAGAAGTCATTAGAAGTATCATTCTTCTTATCACGTGCAACAAGTTTGACTACACCATTCTCACCAATAGCAGAGATATCAGGGAGTTGATATACAGATGCTGCCTTTTTGAGTTTCTCCAATTGCTGACTAGTCAGAACAAAGCATACATCCTCAGTAGGAAGTTTGATTTCTTTTTCAGGAGGAGCAACAATTACAGTAGGATCAGCAAAGAAATACTTAGAACGCATCTTGCCTTCTTTGATGACCACATACTGATCATTAGTAAAGTCTAGGTCTGCACTCTGATGCAAAGAAAGACCATTAAGAAATTGGTTCAGATCATAAATTCCAAAGTCTTTAGGAAAGTCTTCAGATACATTTGCTTCAACCAAGATGTTTTTCATTACTGAGATAGAACGCAGTTTGTTACCCTGCTTGAACAAAATAGATTGATTAATAGAAGAGAAGTTCTTCAGAAGGTTTACAGTAGTTTCAGACAGTTTCATAGTTGTAGATTTCAGTTTCATGTCACTGAGGATAGGTTTCACGTTGGGCATTCTTGTCATTAAAGTGTAGCAGAAGAACAGCATAGTGCAGAATCTTCAGGATGTCACGTCTAGATGTTCCTTTTCTATCATAACGAGATGCATACTTGAGAATGTTGCTGCGACAAAATGGCTCACCATCACCACATGCCTCAATCAGATCCAGTGTCTGGATATTGTCATTGCCAGTAGAATAATGCTGACGATATGTATTAGAAATATATTCAGTCAACTCCTTGAGGATTGTTTCCTCACTGTACTTATATTTTTTGCTTTTTGGTTCCATATTAAGTTCAATAAAGTCTGGCGAATGTAAAGTAATGTAGTCAGAGTCATATGAATTGAGATTAATTTGGTCAACTCCTGAGGTAGAATTAATGACATCATTTGTTCCCCAAAAATCTCTGTAATCATCTTGACTTGCTTGGTCAACAGGCATGTGCTCAGTCATAATAATCCTTCAATATTATATCAAAGAGTTCCTGTAATGTCAAAGTTTTTTAGTGCTTCTTCATCAAGTTTAATCTCAAAGTCAGCATCTACTTTGTCATATAGTTCCAGGAAGGATGCCTTAGTTTCATCATCAAAACGATTAATGCAGACCTGAATTGCCTTTGACTTATCCTCAAAAATACTATAAGCACGAATGATGTGGACAAGACGTCTTGTGCTGATAACATCTTCAATACCACCATCATAAAAAGTCTTGCGAATGATATCTGCCCAGTCACAAAGATACTTACAGAATAAACTATCTTTAATACCCAAATCAAGAGAAATTCCTTCAAGAATTTTTTGTTCTGTTTTAGATGTGGGATAGTCTTGCTCAAAGGTTACACAGAAACGTTCTAAAAATGCTTCATTCAATACATTGGTTCCAATAAATCTACCATCCTCAGAACCTTTGCCCTTAGTATTTGCAGTTGCAATGATATTGAATCCAGGTGTGGGTTGAATATACTTACCAATCTTCTTTAGGAAGATGCCTTTACCTTCTAGGATAGACTGCAGACAAAGAATTTTGTTAGATGCTAAGTCAACTTCATCTAGAAGCAACACTGCTCCACGTTCCAGAGCCTCAATGACTGGACCATTATGCCAAATAGTTTCACCATTAATAAGACGAAAACCACCAATAAGATCATCTTCATCAGTCTCAATAGTAATGTTGACACGAATTAATTCTTTCTTAAGTTGTGAGCAAGCTTGCTCAACACATAGAGTTTTGCCATTTCCTGAAAGTCCTGTAATAAATGTAGGGTAAAAGATATTTGACTTAAGAATCTTTTTAACATCAGCAAAGTTGCCAAAGGGAACAAAAGCATTATCTTTAATTGGAATAAGATCTTGCACTATTGAAGGAGTAGCTGCAGGTGCTTGATAAGTTTGTTCTAATTGCTGTTGCTCATTCAATTCCCACTTACCACGACCAGTTTTATATTGATCAAGTTTTTTAGTAGCAGTTGAATATGTTGTCCCATTCATTGCACACCAAGCACGAACATCACCAGATGTTACAATATCTCCATAGAGTGCTTGAAGTGATGTAACAATGTATTCAGCAGAAAGAGCCATGTTTTTTGTGTTCAACAGATTAATTATAAAGCATATAAGGATCACTAGAATCCCCATGGGGACAGTTCCCCAACTGGTCAGCAGACCAGATCCATAAACTGACTCAGAACTTTTTTATTTAGTGCTTTTGCTTTGAGATTCTTAGCAAATGCTGATTTAATTTTTGCCTTAGTAGCGCCTGTTTCAACATCAAAGTCAGTATCATAATTTAGTGAGTTAGTAGTCATAATAAAGTATGAACTATATCCAGAATCTTTAATAGCATAGAACTTCTCTTTCTTAATATTATAAATTTGTTTTTCACCAAGATCCTCATACTTTGAGATGAATCCTCTTATGGAACGACTATCCACCAACCTAAATCCGATGAAGTTTGTATCAGGAAATGTCCTCTTCAAATCTTCAAGAAGAATCTCAGTAAACTGGTAGTATTCATATTGAAGTTGATACGTGTGACCATTCTTTCTACTACGTAAGTAACTATTAATGGCAGTAGGATAAGCAGAATATAAACCTTTATCTATTTCTGAATTAATAGTTGGTCTTCTACGAACCACAGGAAGAACATTTGCTTCACCATCAGTCAGAATCACACATTGAACTTTCTGAAGATCATGCTTTGCTTTGAACTGAGGAATCATCTCATACAAACAAGCAATGGACTGATTCAAAGGTGTTCCTGACAGACCATAACCAGCAGGAACAGTATAGTTAACCCACTTTCTAAAAGAATAAACAATACGCCATATAGACTTCATCTGTTCATCTAAATTCTGATTTCTCAACCCAGAAGTTAGGAGGTTGACTAACCTAAACTCATTAACCACAAAGCGATTCAAGTCTTCTTCCTCAAGAGGAGTACGAACTATGTTGTGATAACTGTTAGTAAAACTATAAAGATCAAAAGGAATATTGACTTTATTGCAGAACCAAATCAAATTGAAAACTTGCTTAACAGTGTTGAGCATCTCAGTAGCCATAGAACCTGACCAATCAAGTAGAAAGATTAGTCCATGATTCTGTCCGTCAGGGAGACTGATTGTTTTCCTGAAGAGATCTTCATTATACTTATAAGTATGAAGTTTTGTACAATCAAGGATACCAGTCTTTGAAATAGAAGCACGAGCATATGCATCAGCAGATTTCTTACACTCAAACTCTTTTACAAGGTAATTAACTTCACGTTGTGCAGTTTTCTTGAACTCCATATACTCCTTATCTGCTACTTCAAAATCCCCTATGATGATCTTCTCTCCATGTTTTAGAGGAATAATCTGTTCTGCCCAAGAAGCATTCAATTCTTCATGAACTGTTTTGTTATCAATAATAATAGTGTCTAAATCAATTCTAGGTAGATCAAAATATCCATTCAGTTCACCTAAGTCATTACCATTAAACTCCTGAGTACGTTCATTAAAGATATCATCAGTAGATACTTCAGGTTCAGGATTGACACTACTCTCTACAGTCTCAGTTTCAGTTTGTTGCTCCAACTCTTCGCTCTCTTCACTATCAGTATCAAGTGAAGATACTTGAGATTTTACCTTTTCCTGTTCTGTTTCTGTTTTATCAGATGATGGAGTATTATTTTGAGAAGAATTCTCTACCTCAGGTCTATATTCCTTACAGTATTGATAGAGTATCTCAGCAGCATTAATTGTTTCTTCAAAGGTCTCAACATCATTGATAATATTCTTGATTACTTCTTCTTCCTCACTGAACTCAATATCAATAAAATTACCAATCTTAAAGTGTAAGTTTACACGATCAGCAAGGTTCATTGATCCAACATCATCATCCTCAATACAGAAAAAATCATTCTCAGCAAGTTCTCCATAACCCTTATAGAAACTCTTAGCAAGTCCAGGATATCTACGCTTCATCAACTTCTCAATGCGCGCATCCTCTACTACATTTACAAATTGGTGAGGAATACGATTTTCCCATTCCCATTCATTTGGTGTGTAAAGAGCATGCCCAACTTCATGACCCACAAGCATATCATAAACACTATTAGAGGCACGCTTCCACATAGGCAATGTAAGTACACGTGTCTCAACATTGAACTGTGCTGTGGGAACACTCCTGTTTTCTACAATGATGTCTTCAGTAGCCAGCAATTTTGCAAGCTGGGACTTGATTTCATAATTGATAGGCATGTGTCCTCTGCTAATAAAATTAGTATAAAACAAAAGGGTCACCTTTTGGATGACCCTTGTGGCGCTTCTTAAAGTGGCGAAGAGCTTCTTTCCTAGCTCTCATTGCTTGAGGTTTAAGTTTCCTCTTCTTTTCTTTCTTGGAGTGGTGTTTCCAATTTGGAGTATTCACGTAGATACCTGTCAGATGAAGGATCAGTAATTAGAGTCATACCAGACTCTTTAAAGTTCTTAGATAAGTCTACTGGAGTCTTATAGGGTGTTTTCATGACACTTTACTAGTTTACTATGATACTATAGTGGAGAATCCTTTGATCTTTTCATACTTTATGACACTTTGGAATTTGTCCTCTAGACCTCCTTTGTGTGATATTACAAAAATGTTTGCATCCTTGATGACATACCTAATAATTTTTAGAAACTCATCAGTTCCTAATCCATCAAGGGAAGAATCAAATACCTCATCCATGATGAGGAGATTTGTATTGACTGAATTCTTAATTCTTGCTATCTCTCTCCAAGTAAACAATAGAGATAAGTCTATTCTCATTTTCTCACCCTCAGAAAAAGAGGAATAAGAAAAGTCTTCATGTATAGGTGTTTCTATAGTTTCATTGAACTCTTCATCCAATTTAAAGTTTATATAGAAATCCATCATCTGGAGATATTTATTAACTTGCTGATTAATTAAAGGAAGATACTTCTTAATGATTTGAGATTTTACTCCACCATCTTTAAGAAGATTGTAAGTGAAGTCGTAGTAGGAAATACTTTCTTTTTTCTCAGCAAGCAACTCATATGTGTCATGAAGACCATTTCCAAACTCTTCTAGTTTCTCATGTTCAGTATTTCTATTTGCAATTTGATTGGCAATAGTTTGAATTTCAGATTCAAGTCCTCTGACTTGTCTTTGAAACCCAGAAATCTGAGCATTGTTTGTAGAAATGTCATTAAGTACTTTACTGATGTCTCCTGTTATTAACTTAAAATGTGACTCTCTTTGCTCTTCATCTTTAATTGCCTCTTGAAGTTGCTTAAATCCTTCTTGCAATTCCTGTGCTTTATTTTGAGAGTCATCAATTCTATTTAATCGAAATTGCTCCTCAATATCCTGCTCACATGTAGGGCAAACCCTATTTTCACTAAAGAATTTATGTTCCTTAACAATAGAAGTAATCTTCTGAGATAGTTTACCTTTAATACTACCATACTCACGAAGTTTTTCAGTAGAATCAGAGAAATCTGTAAGGTCATTCTGAAGTTGGACTAATTCAAGATTTAAATTTTCATTACTATTCATCTTCATACACTCTTGGTCCAGAAGTTTTTGAATATAATTTTCTTTCTCTTTGATATCAGTCTTACTCTTATTCTCAATTTTTTCAATAAAGTCTTTTTGCATATCAACTTTATCTTTAAGTGACTCTTTCTTAAGTTCAAGAGTTTTTACTTCTTCTTTGATAAGACGTATTTTACTCTTCACAATATCATTCATAGAGGAAAAGATCTTAATATCTAAAAGATCTTCTACAACTTCCCTTCTACTATTAGTAGGTAATTGCATAAAGGGAATGAAAGAACTACTACCCAAAATAACAATTTGAGTAAATGACTTATAGTTCATCTTCAAAACATTCTGTTCCAACCACTTTTGTTGATCTACAGCAGAGGAACTCTGATCAAGAGGTTCACCATTCCTATAAATCTTAAAGATATTAGGTTTAATTCCTCTCTCCACCTTCCAGTCAACACCATTGACACTAAACTCAATCTCTACCAGACAGTTCTTCTCATTAGCAGTATTGATAAGTTGAGCTTTATTAATACGCCTAAACGCCTTTCCATATAGCACAAAACATAGAGCATCCAGAATAGTTGATTTGCCAGCACCATTAGTGCCAATAATCAATGTAGTTGAATCCTTATTGAGTTCTACCTCTGTAAAATGATTTCCTGTTGACAGTAAATTTTTCCATTTAATCTTCTCAAATATAATCATATTCGCTTTCTGGTGGAATCACAATGTCATTTTTACTTATTATAGCATACCTGTGATCATGTATCTCACAAGTTTTTACCATCAATTCATCATCAATTTCTACTACATGCATTTCAGGGTAACCCATATCTTCCAGTTGAATGGCATATCTGATAGCATCATCATTCTCAATAAAGATGTAGAGAACTTGCTGTCCATCATCATCTACAACAGAATATGCACCATCTTTTTCCTTACCCTCAACTGTAATAATAAACATTATACCAACTCACATGCCTCCTGATAAATTTCTCTTATTACAGTTTGAATCACAGATTTGTCCAAATTAATCTCTGCTTCTTCAATATATCTATTCAAGATAGAAAGTGTATCTTCTGTTTGGAGATCTTCATTATCTGCATCATACCATCCACTAAAATCAAAGTTCTCAACAATCTTCAATTCAGCAACACCTGCAGAATATAGTTTATCAATAAATTTTTCAAACTGTGTAGGATTAGTCTTATTTTTTACAATCACCTTCACTATTTTATTCTCATAAGGTCTTGTATCAAATATTTGATGATCGTCATCATCATAGTAAATGTTTTTGAATAGTTGATATGGATTATCTACTGGAGTTTGTTCCAGAGTCTCTGTATCAAAGAAGTGGAATCCTCTCCTATCACCAACATCGTTCCAGAACATCTCATATGGGTTTCCGAGATAGAAGACTGTTCCATTATCTGATCTTGTATGGTAGTGACCAGAGAACACTTTAGTGAACTTCTCAAATAGTTTGCTCTCCAAACCATGATCCATGACGATTTGTTTATTAACTCTAAATCCTGAGAGCTCAAGGTGCCCCATCGCACACTTGCTATTTGTATTTTGAATAAGTTTAAGAGTCTCTTTCTGATTTTCTTCATTAATCCAAGGTATGAATAGTGTTTTTAGTTTACCTAGTTTGACTTCTGTTGCTGAAGAGTACACCTTTATATTGTCATACTCTTTCAGCAAAAGATCAATAGCATTGATATCGTTTGTATTCTTATAATATGCATCATGATTGCCAACCATCAAGTGCATAGTAATACCTCTGTCTTTAAGAGGATCGAATACAACTCTTTTTGCCCACTTCAAAGCTTTAAATTCAATACCTTTTCTACTATCAAAAGCATCACCCATGTGAACAACAGTAGTAATGCCTTCTTTATCTAGAGATGGAAAGAATACATCATTGTAAAACTGTTCAAAGTAATCATGAAATAGTTTGGAACCTTTTCTGGCTCCATAGTGAGTATCTGTGATAATAGCAATCTTCATTATTGATATCTAAGTTTGCTATGGACAGCATCTTTGATACTGTTATACTCTGAATAGTTTCCACTGTCAAGGTCATTAGCATCAAAGACTTCATCAAAATCTGTCCTTTCAAGGATTTTGTTCTTGATTTCTAGTTGCTTCTTCTCTTGTGAAATTCTTCTCAAGAATGCATAGTAGATAATCTGAGTAAAATAAGCAAATGGATTCTTAGATTTCTCTGGATTAAAGTTATGAATATATCTCACACAATTCTCAATACCATCACAGATCATATCATCCTTGAACATGTAGTTCACAAAGTTAGGTTTATATGAAAGATGATTGGCGATCTTCAGAAAACACTCACCAACATACCTAGGGATCCGTGGTTTAGGTTTATCATTCAACTTTGCTTTCTCTACATCTAAGGCATATGCTTCTAGAGCAGCAAGAAACTCTTTGTTATTGACATAGTGTTCTGACTTCTTAGGTCTAGGCATGACTGTATACGCTTTAGAGAAACCCATAATGATACTTTATCTGTTCATATTATAACAGATAATTGAATAGTTGACAACCTAGTGAATCTGATATAGACTAGGTTTGTCCTGGATGAAAGATAAGTTCTAGCTTGATTCGTAAAGCTTCTCTAAAACTTCCTTTGCATCATTAACAGAAGATAGATAACCCATCTTTCTATCTAATTTAGAATGATTATTCTTATTTGATTTACGAACATATTCTTGATAATAAAGAATCATCTCAATATCTTCTGATTCAGACATAGTAAGAACATCTTCAAGATTTATAACAAACATATCTTCCTTAGTTGTTTTTAACCAGGGTTCAAACTTGTAACCAGTTACTTTACCTCTCATCATAATCTCTTCAATCACAATTGGATTAGAGACTAAAAGCATTGTTCTATCATCTTCTTCTGAAGCTGCTACCTTTGCAAATACTTCATCACCACATTTAAACTTGATAGTGCAATAGAAATCATCTTCGATCATGCACTTCCTCCTTTTCTATTCTTTTATGTTAATTGATATAATGTCATAGTTGAATTGCTCCTGGACATATATTTTCACTCTTTCTATAAAGTGATTTAATGTGTAGTTTTTCCTTGATCCTAGAGTTAGATCATCAGCAATATCATATAGTTTTGCTTTCACTTTGTTTTTGCCTTTTCTTAGGACTCTACCAATAGACTGTAGATTACGAATTCTAGACTTTGATGGAGAGGCAAATATTACATTGTGAAGATTCTTGATATTGATTCCTGTACTGAATGTTCCATATGATGCAACAATAATTGCATCATTTTCTTGTTCTGTAATTTCTCTTACTTTTTCTCTATCTTCAGCACATACACCACCATGAATAAAGAAGACCTTTCTACCTTCCTTAACTTTTTTATTTAGCATTTCAAAAAGAATAGCACCATGTGATTCAACTCTACTGAATAGAATTAGACTATTGCCACTCAAATCATCAGCAAGATTTACTATGAATTTGCTTCTATTTTCATTGCCAATTATGAATTGAATTTCATCTTCATAAGTATCAAACTTCTTTGGTTTATACTTTAAAACTAAACACTGAATATCTAGTGTAGCAAGATGTCCTTCATCAATAAGTTTCTTAGTATGAGTGACTTTATACGAAGGACCAAAGAGACCCTCTAACACCCACTTATGGGTCTGTGTGCCATCTAAAGTTCCTGTGAACCCATATCTATACTTGGCATGGTGTAACTTATCCATGATTCCAATGAGAGACTTACTTTTAAAAAGATGAGCTTCATCTCCAATTATGACATCGTAATCTTCAAAAAATGATCTATCCAATTGATATACAGATTGCCAAGTTGTAATAGTAACTTCACTAGTATTAATTCTCTCTCTACCAGCATAGATCCTATGACAGTGATTCTCAGCATCCCACCCATAGTCCTGGAAGTCCTTGAACATCTGCTCTACAAGAGATGTAGTGGGTACTACTAAGAGTATCTTTTTACTAGAATTTACAAAATATCTCACAATAGTGTAAATCATAAATGACTTACCAGATGCTGTAGGAGATATAAGAAGTTTCCTATTATATCTTAGAGCATCATTTACAGCTTCAATTTGATAATCTCTTGGTTTGAGGTGAGTAATAGAACTCATAAAGTCCTTTACTCCCTCTTCTGAGATCATATCATTGACTTCAAATGGGAGACCATAAAACTTATTTGGTTCAAATTTATATGAATAACCTGCGTTCTCGCAAAATGCTACAACCTTATCTAGAAGACCAACATAGATCCTCTTAGTCTTCATATTGAATAAGTGAACATATCCATCCCAGTATTTGCTTCTATACTGAGGCATGAATTTCTTATTAGGAACCTCAAATGTGAATCTATCTCTCAGTTCATGCTCTACATGAGGTTCAGTTGTAATCTTCAGGTAAACTTCATTTACCTTCTCTATCACCAGATCAGACATAATATAATCCTACCTGGTATTATTTATTAGTAGTTCTCAAACTGATGTTCTAAAATAATTCTATAAAAATTATCTCTCATAGCAATAAGTTCTACCTGCTCATGTGGTTCCCCACCAGGCCATTTTTGAACAGCAATAGTTAGACCCTTATGTATTATACGAATTCCTTCAATAGGAGTTTCTATATTATAGTAACTGTCTTCATCCATTATCCTAGTCCAGAACTGAATTTCATATATTCTATGGCGTTCTTTATTTGGTAAGTTCTATTGGTAATTTGCTTAAGTATCTCCTCAATAAACTTCAACATGACTTCGTAGTATTCTATTTTTAATGAAAGTCCTGAGAGTTTTGTATCTGCATCCAAATACTTTTGCATAGTGTCTTTATCTCTAATTTTTTTAGGAAAGGGACTCTCAATGTATACATCTGGATCTGCTTTTCCAGAATAATATTCATATCTTTCATGCCTAATATTTTTTCTTTGTTGCTCTGCTTTCTTTCTTAGAAGCATTAAGTTATTATATATGTCATAATATTTTGAATGTAGTACAGGTATATTAAGAGACTCAGTATGAAGATTATCTGGATCAATTTTTGAGTCACCTGCCCACATGTTTTGGAGTGTATCCAAGTCAATCATTAACAGCAACCAATATCACGAATATGGTATATAGTATACTTGAATCTAACCTCTGCTGTAAAGTATTGAACATCAGGAACTGTAGCGTCAAATTCAATTGTGCTTAATGAATAGGGAAATAAGTCTTCAAATACAACTTTAAAATTAGGATTATTCATTGAATCCAAGACAGTAAGAGTTCCATCTGAATATATGTTCATTCCAGTTTGATATTCTGGATTAGAAACACCAACAGTTTCTTCTTGGAGTTTATAGATTTGCTTTAGATCTTCAGGAAAACCTATCCCCCTAATCCAATTCTGCATCTCCATATAATTTGACAGATCTTCATCAACTAAAAATCTAAATGTCAAATCCTCAAAGTCGATGACATCACCTGGTTGAGGAATTTCCTTCAGGTAAGTAGGTTGAGATGTTGTTCTCAACTCTAATGAAGGTATATTGACTGCATTGCCAAAGTAAGAAACATTAGGTGCTCTAGTCACCTGAAATTTAAACCCTTGTGGTTGTAAGAAATTTCTATTTTCTATCTGACTACGAGATAGATTAGCATTAGTCCTAGTAGGAACTCTTTTTCTAATCTGTGCTGCAGTTGCTGTGGGTTTTAGATTGGGATTACCAGATGCCATATCCTTTCTAATTATTTATGTGAAGACGTAAAAAAGGAGACCCTTTTGGAGTCTCCTGTAAGATGTGCTTAAAGCACCTGACTCACATCAGGTTCTTCACAGCAACTCTTCTGTAGTAACGGTTCTGGTTGACACCAAGTCTTCCCATTCCCTGATTGGTTCCTTCTGCGAAGGGGTTAGCAACAAGACCATATCTGGTCTTAAAGCCAATTTTGGGTTGGAAGCTGTTCTCACCAACGGCTCTCACCATTTGGAGAGGAACATAAGGACAATAGAACAGACCTGCATCATAAGGGGAAGAACCCTTATAACCAACAACATAGTACTGGTTGCCACCAGATGTGTTGGTGGGGGTCAGGTTTGCAGAATATGGGTCAATGTAGACTCTGAACTTACCATTGATTGTTCCAGCAAAGGTGTTGCCAGTGTCATCAACATTCAGGTTTGCATTCAATGCAGGGGTGTAATCAAGGATACCAGCCATGGTCAGTGCAGAAGCAACGTCTGCAGAGCACATGACAATGTTGCCTTTCCCTCTACGTGTTCTTTGAGCGATTGCATTAGCATCTCTCTCAATCTGGAAAAGAAGTCCTTTGAACTTCTCAACAGACCATCTACCATTGGAGTCAATGTCAAGGTCAAATGTACCAGCAGTGGCAGTGTTTGTAACAGCACCCTGTTCAGCAACCTTGTAGATTGTTCTGATGACTTCTCTGTTGATCTCAGCAAGGATCTCAGTGGAGAGAATGTTAGCAAGTTCTGCTTCAGCATTAAGACCATGAATTGCCTTAAGGTCTTGTGCCAGTTCCAAGGAGTACTCTGCTTTCAGAGCTCTTGACTTAGCAGTAACAGTGACTTTCTCAATAGAGAATGCCATCTGGTTGAAGGCATTGCCTGCAGCACCATCAAGTGCTTCAGCATCACCAGTCTGCATCCCCTGACCAACATTATATGCTGTGGAGGAAGCAGAACCAACTGGGTTCAGGACAGAAGGATTAGGTCCTCTCTGTGCAGTTGTACCCATACCAGCATTGGTATCGGATTGTCCACCAGTGAGGTCAAATCCAGCATCCTGACCAGAGAATGCAGAATTAACTTCATTGTAGAATGTCTCATCACCACTCTGATTGGTGTAGCGAGAGCGCATTGCAAAGATCAGTCCAGTAGGACCAGACATTGGCTGAACACCAGCAAGGTCATAAGCGACCAAGTTGGGCATTGAGCGTCTGATCAAAGAGATCAGGACTGGATCAAAACCAGCAACAGGACCTGTTGAGGTTGCATCACCACTGAAACCAGCAGGGTTAGACCCAGCAGAGTTAGTGGGAGATTCCATCAGGTTTCCACCTGAATTGAATGCTGATTCCTCTCTGAGGAATTTTTCTTGGTTCTCTAGCAGGACTGCGGTCACTGCTCTTCTGTGATTGTCCTTGATTGAATCAAGACCTTCATAGTCCAGAAGAGGTGCCCACTTTTCCTGCAATTGTTCAGATTGGAACATTTGCTTTACCTATTGTTAAAAGTTATTTGGTTTGAATTGTATAAAATTCAATTTTGCTTGAAAGCACCCAGTGCTCTCATGTATGACTCCATCCCCTGTGAAACAGGAGCGGTTGTGCTGTCTACACCCTCAGAAAGGGTTTGAGTAGCAGGGGTAGATGCTTTAGCAGCTGGAGTTCTGGAGAAGTAAGACTCCTTCAGTGTTTCCAACTTTTCACGATACTCTTGCTCACATTCAAACTCAACACTTTCAGCAAGTGAGGCGAGCTTTTCTTTTTGAGTCTGTGCAAGACCCTCAGAAACTTGATCAAGAACAGAATCAGCAGTAGACTCAGCGAGTCTCTTGTTTAATCCAATATTCTTGTCAATTTGCTCATTGAGCTTGGTCTCCATTTCATCAAGTTTTTCTACCATGCTTTCTAGTACATCATATTTTTCTTCAGGGATTGTTACATAATGTTCTTCAAAAAGACCTCTCATTCCTGTAAGGAATGATTCAGTCAGTTCAGTCTTAAGACCTGCTTCAACAGCAAGTTCATTCTCAGTCATCCACTCTTCGCAGACATACTCAAGATATGCATCAACTCTATCAGTCAATGTTTCCTTAAGACCTTCTTTTTCTTCTTTTAGTGCTTGCTCATATTGAGCTTCCAGGGTTTCCTGGATTTCTTTAATCTTAGAATTCAGAGCAGCTTCAAAGATGACCTTTGCTTTTTCCCTGAACTCTTCGGAGAGTTCTTCACCACCCAACAATGCATTGACATCTTCTTCAATGTCAATACCATCATCAAGCACTTCCTCTTCAACAGTTTCCTCTTCAGAAACTTGGTCCTCTTCAAGAACTTCTTCCTCAGTGGAATCAATTTCTTCTTTGGCCATTTTCTTCATTGGGTCTGCTGCTTTGGCACCCTTATTTACTATGTCTTTGACAGTAGCAATTTTGGGTTCTCTTAGTTTTGCTGAATCATTATCTGGTTTGTAGTTCTCAGGAGTAGGACCTCCCAAATCTTCTACCGAACCTAGCTGAGTACCTGGATCAGCCATTTTAGGCATTGATTCAGCAGGCTTAGCGTTCGCGTTCACAGCAGTCTTAGATTGCTCCATTTCTTGTAAATCTCCACGAGACATTTGAACTTACTCCGATTAACCTATGTATAATCTATATTTATTTATAATTATGATAACTCTGTTACAATCAGAGATTGTTTAAGAAGTTATTGAACAGATCAAGCTTCTGCTCATCAAGTTGCTTTTTACTTACCAAAGTATTAATAGTTTTATATGTTTTGGCAGCTTGTTGTTCTCTAAGGATTCCTCCATCCCAGATCCAGTTCTTGCCTTCCATGATTCCTTCAACAAAAGCATCAGGTGCAGAAGGGTCTGCAACAATATCAGCAGCAGTAGAAAGCATAAAATCGTCACTAACGATATTTACTCCTTCTCTTGTCTGTTTAAGAGAACCAATTCCTCTAGAAGAAACTCCTAATTTGACTCCTTCACTAATGAGGGATTCAGCAATCTTGCCCATTGGAGTACCAAGGATCTTTGCTTTACCAATAAAATTGTTGCCATTTTCCTTGAGTGAAACAATTTTATGACTAACACGATCAAGATTAACTGTTGGTCCATCTGGATGTCCAAGTTCTCCAAGAGCTCTCCCAGAATTTACATGGTTTTCAGTGTACCTTTGGACTTCCTTTCTCAGGGTTTCCATGGGATACATACGACCATTTCTATTCTTGAGATCTCCCTGTAGGAATATTCCCTCAATAAACAGATTTTTTTTACCGTTTCTTTCTTCAACGATAAAATCAACTTTTTCTATTTCTTCTCTAATTAATTGCATTGATTGTTACCTCAGGATACTTGTACTTGTTGGATAAAGACCTTCCCAGTTCCAGTCTCTGTTTTGACTGCAACTTTAAGTGACCTTCTTAAGGTTGCTCCTGCATCATTAAATCCAGCAGTTACAGAACTGGAGTCATGATCAACAGTAATTCTTGTATTATAGTATCCACTAATACCAGGAGTACTATCTACACTACTAACAATTTTATGAGAAAAATCATAAGTAGATGCATTCACCACTGTAAGACTTACAGCATCACCCACTCCAAAAGGACTTCCTGTTCCTTCAGGGAAATCAATAATTGTTGAAGTACCAGTAGTAACACCAACAACTCTTTGAGAACCAACTGGTCCTATTGAAATAACTTCTGATTCAGTTGATGAAACATAGAAATTACTATTTGTTGCTGTTGGATTGGTGCCAATTGCAACATAGACACCAGATGTTTCTGCTAAAACTCTAATAGAGTCAGTTTTCTGAGGAATAGCAGCAGTTTGAGCAGATGCTGTGCTGGTAGCAGCAGTTATATTAACACCTACTGGCTTTAACGCAGACATTATTTTTAATTACAAGGTTTCTATACAATATTTAGTATTTACTCTGATTCAACCTCAGAAGACTCATCACTTTCTACTCCTTGAATATCATCAAAGATAGAAGAGGCAACATTAGGTCTGATTGCTTCAATTCTTTCTGCTGATTTTGCAAACAACATATCTTTGATTTGATCACTAATTTGTGAAGGTGATTCATCTTTCACCATTGAATTCATTAATTCTTCCATTGTCTATAAAATGACTTCTTTGTTATTTAGAAGTCCCCACCTTTGGGGGGTTTAATTTCAGGAGTAGTTGGAATTTCTCCAGACATCCCATTGATAGAACTTCCTGCACCATTTGGGGCAATGCCTCCCATTTCAGGTGAAGCAGGTTGGCCAGTCATTGGGTCAACAGGCATTGCATTTGGGTCAGGAATTATTCCCTCTTCAATCTCACCTGCAATCAACTTATCCTGTTCAAGAATCTCAGCATCACTTTGTTGGAGGATATTTCTTCTGACATAATCATTAGAGTAGTACTTACCAACATAAGGTTCAACCAATGAAGCAAGATTAATTCTTTCAGTGGTCAGTTCTGTGTTCTTAAGTTCTGCAAAGTGATTATCATATAAGAAATCATACTGAATATGATCTTCCATGATCTCCCAATCATCTGTAGTGATAATATTTTTAAGTAGAAGTTGAGTCTTCAGCATATCATTGAACAGATCAGAGAATCTTTTTCTCATTCTTCCAACAAACTTGGAGAACTTGATCTCATCTCTTAGAATCTCAGAAGAACGACCCATTGAAAAACCTCCCTCTTGTTGAAGTCTGGTCTCAGGGACATTTAATGATCTATAAAGTTTCTTCTGAAAATAATTAATATCAGTAATTTCACCAAGATTTTGTCCACCAGGAAGTGTAGTAATTTCTGTTCCTCTACCACCTTCTCTTCTAGGTAACCAGAAATCTTCTAGCATACTCATATGCTTTTTATCATCTCTGACCTCACCAGTTGATGAGTCATAAACCAACTTGTTACGATATCTCATCATAACATCACGCAGATACTGTTCTGCTTTTACCTTTGGAAGATTGCCAACATCAATATAGAAAATTCTTCTTTCTGGTGCTCTTGAGAGTCTGTAAATAACTAGACTATCTTCAATCATCATTAACTGATTGAGAGGTTTAATTGCTTTATGTAACCAGGAAAGAGTTGATCCTTTGTTTCTATCTACCAAACCTGAAGTACAATAGGCAACAGAATCACGAGTCATTCTGATTCCCTTTCCATCACTAGTATTACCAGTTCCATATCCATTGGTATTTCCTGTCTGAAATCCTCCTGGATTGTATATAAAATACTCTTCAATTTCAGGAAAATTATATGTTGAAGGGTTGTTACTATTGACAGCTAATCCAGTTTCTTTTGGTTTTTGTGCTTGACGAATATAACGCATCTTAGACGCATCAATATATCTTAGTTCTTGGATACCATCTTGTGGTCTCTTTTGGTCAATGACCTTGTTATAGTATAGTCTCCCATCAATATACCAATTCCTAAAAATTTCATGGGATTTACTATCAAAGTCTAGAAGTTCAAGAATATATTTGAATTCTTCTCTTATCTTTCTTTTGATGCCATCACTTGCTCTAAGATTTGATAACTCAAGACTAACTGGGCTATCATTTGTATCTGAAACAATTGCTTCATTTACGATATCTTCAATGGCACTATCACATTCAGGGTAAAGTGCCATTGATCTATATCTTCTGATCAATTCATTTTCATTTTTGTAGACACCTTCAATATCTACATAAGAACCATAAAACCCAGAGCTAACATAGTGATCCGATCCATCCTGGTTAGAAGGAGGGACCGGTGATACTAGACCTGGGGGATTCTTTTCATTATCCTCAATTGAGAAACCAAATAATCTCGCCATTATTATTTAAACTAGTTCTGTTCTAGTTATTTATCATTGAATCAGAGTCTGCCCTGCTGCTCCTCTGTTTGCCTGTGTAGAATTGCCAACTGTGAAGTACTGAACCTGGAAGGTTACAGTAAAATCTTCAATCTGGTCACTGTTATCATAACTAAGTTCAATAGCACTGACTTCAGTGGGGAAGATGTCATAGAACTTATAAGTTCTAAGTTCTGATGAAGTTCCGCCAACATTTTTGGCAGAATTAGCAGTTCTTCCTCTACCAAGTTGTGTTACATATGCATCAGTCATATATGATGAAGGGTTAGTAACACCAGTAGAATCACTTAGTCTATTCATAGTATTCATCCAAATCTCAAAAGCAGTTCTGAGTTGGAAATCCTCATCATTGATGACTGTAACAGTCCAGGGTTCAAAGGTCCTGTCACCTGCAACTTTCAGAGTTCTACCTCTGAAAGGAACAGGCACTTCTGCCATCGTTGATGCAGGAAGTTGAGCTGCCTTTGCTAAGAAACTGAAAGTTGATGCTTCTCTGCCTGAACCAGTTCTCCAAACTCTATCACCTACTGCAGATGGGAAAGATGGAAGTGTGACTTCGAATAGATTGGAACGGGCACCACCGCCCGCCAATCTGTTCTTAAACTGAGAGAGTGTTCTTGTGTCTGCCATTGTTGTGTCCTCTTATAAGTTAATTAGTAGATATCAAAGTGAACCAACAACTTCATCAAAACTGACTCCAGTTCTGGTAGCAACAAATGTCAGAGTGACATAGTTGATTGCTCTGGTTGGCTTGATAAAGATGTCTGCTCTAAACTCATTGTTATCAATAATGTCAGGAGTGTTGTTTGTGGTGTCACAAATAACAACAAACTCAAAAATACCTCTCTGTGCCTGAACATCCCTTAAGTAAGGTTCAACAATGTTAATGAAGTTTGATCTAGTCTCATCATCATTTAATTCAAAGAGTTGATCATTTGCTGCACTTTCAAGTGCTTGCTCAACAGTGAGGAACAGTCTTCTAACATTGATTCTGTCAAAGGCAGAATTGTATCCAAGACCAGTCTTGTCACCAAACAGTACAATACCTTGACCTGCTTGATTAATTACAGAGTTAATTCTGTTACCATACAGAACATCTCTTTGTGCTTTGTTGGGGTTAAATGCTAACTTAACAGCATTGTTAATGGTTCCTCTTTGTTGTCCAGCAGGGGAGAACCAAGGGAATGCTTCAATGCTTGTTCTTACCATTAATCCAGCAATATCTCCATTAAGTGGGATATATCTAAAGGTATTATTGAATCTGTCATACATGTACTTGTATCCAGAATCAAATACTGCATATGAGGAAGATGTCAATGGTGAGTAGAATTTCACCAGTGCATTCTGTTGCTCATTAGTGATTGTTTGACCAACAATATTTGTCCTATCAGGTGAAATAGTAGCAATACAATCTTTTCTTTGTTCAGCAATAGAAATCAGAAGATTTGCTTTTGCTTGTGTTTCTACAAGACTTCCGCAACCAGGACCCATGATAATATAATCAACTGAAATCTCATCCCTGTTAGAGAAGAGATTATATGATTCAGTCAGATCACCTAGATCTGCATTCATACCCCCATTTGCACTATAATCTTGACCACCTAAGAATGCATAGGTAGCATTGCCAATTACAGCATACTGTGTTCCTTGAGCATTTTGTCCCCAAAGACCACCACCAGGGGTGATTTTTGTAAATCCAGAACTAAATCCAGAAGCAGTTGGGACTGTATTGTTGTAGGAATCATTGTCAACTGATAGATTTCTTCCTGCAAACACATACTGCGAATTCAGTGCAATAAAATCTTTATACCAGGACTTGGATGGTGCATCACCATCAGTCTCTCCATCAAGTGCCTTAGACAAGAAAGTATGTCTCTCCAGGATATTACCTTGAATGCCAGTTACCTTGCCTTCATCATCAATCACTGCTACATGAAGAGCATCATTTCTACCCTTTCTCTGTGCAACATAATTTGTTGTAAGAGGTTTTGGAGCAATAGACTTCCAATATAATGTAGAGTTAGTCAGACCAAGTGTCTGCTCATCATACCAGTCAACTGCAGTGACTGCAGTGAAACTTTCAGCTACTGCTTCCTTACCTGTTTGTATTCCAGCATTGTTATAGATCTCAATGGAATCTAATGCCTCAACAGATCTAGCAGGATCATTCTGTTGATAATCCATAACTGTTTCAGTTCCAGCACTTGAAACTCTTGAAACAATTCTTACATCAATAGAACTGTTGCCACTTACAGTATCAGTGGTAACACCTGTGATAATGCCTTTGATATATCCATTGAATAAAGATGTTGTACCTGCTCCAGGAATAACTGCACTTGAAAGAACTGCAGTTATCCCATATCCAGTGAGAATATTTGATTCAGCAAGACTTGTTGTATTGATTCCAATAATTTGATCTGCAGCATTATCAATGAAGCAAACTTTTAATCCATCTGCCCAAGAACCTGGGTTTCTAGCTGCAAAGTTGAAATCCGATGCTGTAGAGTAATTTAGAGTGTAGTCATCATAACTCTTAATTTTCAGAGTAGTGGTAGATGCTATACCAACTCCTGAATTAGAATTCTTGAGATTGTCTCCATCTGTTCTTACAACCTTAAGGACTCCTCCATAGGTCAAGTACTCAGAAGCTGTGAGCCAATACTCATAGTGTCTATCATTATTTTGAGGTTCTCCAAATGCTTGAAGAAGTTCTCCTTGAGTATTGATATCAGTAGGTTCATCAATTGGACCCTGTGTAAAGGGTGCAGCAATTGCGCCAATGTTATCCAGTACGTTATCAGCTCTTCCGACTGTTAAATCAACCTCCCTGACTATTACGCCTGGAGATAATTGAGGAGTCGCCATGTTTTTCTCCTAAAGTGTCTCAGTTTAACTAAAAATATTTATGAAAAAAGGCATTTTGAGTGGGGAAAATTGTGGTGAACATCTACCAATCAGGATACTGCCAGTCCACAAATGGATTAAGATTCTTTCTGCTTTCTAATATTCTCCTTATAGTGCAGTCTTTGCATTCATATGAATAAGAAGATGCTACTGGTCCTCTATCCTTTCTAGTTCTATAGAAACCAGAAATCAAGTCTTTACTCTCTCCACAGGATCTACATGTTCTTATGTCAAGTAAGAGATGACCAAGTTTTATCTGCTCATCAAAGTTCATCACCTATAGTCCCACATGTATGACAGTTCTCCGTATTCTGATGGGGATGCTGTAGACCACCTGTCTCCTTCATCATCCACAAAACTAGTATCATCAAATCCATCGCTAACAAAACCGAAGGGTGCCATATCTTGTTCAATCTGATTTTTTTGTTCTTCATATAATCTCTTTCTGACATCTTGATCTGTAAGTTCTTTGAAGTAATCTTGTGCTACCAACCAAGCATAAATCACCAGACACATAGCAAGGTCATCATTGCAACCTTCTTCTGCTTCAAATGATCCATGTTTAGAAATAAATGTAGTCAGTTCAGATATGATTTCATAGTCACAGAAGTGTAACTTGTCTTCCTCAATCATTGTCTTGAGGTTGAGTGAACCAATCTTTTTAACTGTCTTAGACATCTTAACTCCCAACTGGGTCTTGGTTCCAGAAAAACCTTGACCTACAACCTGACCTGCTCTACCTCTCATAGAACACATCAATATATTCTGATACTCTAAGTCATATTGCAGAATAGATGCTACTTGATCTCCAACATCATTGACTTCACAGAGAATAAATGCTTCATTATATTTCTTTGCTATATCATATATCACACTAGGAAATAGCATAGGTTTGATAGTATTGTCTCTATACTTCCCTACAACTTTATGAGGAAATTCTGTTATATCAACAACAATAAAAGCAGAGTAATCGTTACCAACCCCACGTGCAACATCAACAGTAATTGCGTAATCATGTTTATCTCTTGGTGGTTCATAGATATCTAAACCAGCATTTGTTTTAATAGGTTTTTCATATACCAAAGCTTTCAATTTGCTTGCCGCAATTAATGTATCAACAGATCCTAAAAATTCACATTCAAACTCAATCTTAAACTGTTGATCAGATGTGTTAGCAATAGTTTGTTCTTTCCACTTGGAATCCCTTCCAGGAACTTCAGACCAGTGAACATCTGTGGGAACATATTGATTTCTACCTCTTTCAGCATCATGCCACATTCTATAGAAGTGGTTCATGCCATGAGGCGTAGAAACAATAATTACCTTTGTTGATTTACCAGAAGTAATAGTAGGATATACAGATGCAAAGAAGGCATCTGCAATATGGTTTGGAACAAAGGCAAACTCATCTAGGAAGAGAATGTTAAATGACATACCTCTGACAGCACTTGCAGATGTAGAAGCTGCCAATATCTTACTGCCATTCTCTAACTCTAAAGAACCTTTATTCCATGATAGAATGCCCTGTTGCATCCATTTAGGTAAGTTTTCATATGCAATTTGCAATCTACTTAAAAGTTCTCTAGCAGTAGATGCCTTATTTGCTAGGATGCCAATATTAACACTATCATTAAATACAGCATAATGAAGAAGAAATGATACTACAGTAGTAGACTTTCCAGTCTGACGTGGCATCTTGCAGATATTAAATCTATTCTCATGGAAGTTCCTTACTAACTTCTCTTGGAAGTCATACAATTTAAAAGGTTGAAGACCATGGTCCAGAGTCACAATCTGGACATAGTTTTTAGCAAAGTAAACTGGATCTTGCTTGCACTTAATATACTCCTGAATTTGCTCTTGAGTAAATTCAATGGAAGTATTTGCTTTTTTTAAATTAGGATTTCCTAGATATATATTCTCATTATTCATAAATTAATCTTTCAAATATTTAGATCAACAGTTCCAAGCTCTGAGTGATTTGGACAGTCTATCATCACCAGTGTTATTGGAAGGTTTCTGCCTCTTTCTCATCCCTTTCATCCTTGCACAGAATGATGTTCTTCTCTTGTTGCCAACCTTCTTTGAAGGTGCCTTCAAATCAGAACCAGGATTTTCTTTTTCATAAGACTTACGACCCTTCTCATTTAAACCACCTGAAGAGTTTTTACCAGACTTTTTTGTCCAAGCAGCTCCTTCACTCATATCACCACCTTCACCTTCATCATGATCTTCATCTTTCATCAAGTCACCATTTGGCATTACATGATAACCTTTAGGAATTGACTTACATTTTTTGGAATCATTGCAGTAGTACTCACCTTTAGAGCAACTCTTACTAGATTTTTCATGTTCTTCAACATGAAGAAGTGTTTCTCCAGGTTGAAAGGGAGTGATTTCATATCTCATCACTCTAGAACCAGGATAGATTCCATCAAGCGCTTTTTCAACTTCTTCTCTAGCAGGTCTTTTAATTTCTGGAAAGAAGATCTTCATCATCATATACTTGCCTCTCCAGGTAAATCCAACTAGATAGACATTGCCATTCTGTGAAGGCATTCTTACTGCTTCAGTCACCTCTTCAGTATAGTAACCTGTGTTGTTGCAATGTCTACAACCTTCACCCATACACTTAGGACATTCTTTCTTCATTTTTTCTCCATGTGTCACACATGGATCTTTGCCACACCCACAATTCTTCTTCTCCTCTATTACTTCTACTTCTTCTTTGACAGATTTCCATCCACCACCTTTTGACTTATACCACTTAGATGCATATCCGTTAGCATAAGCAGAGGGGTATACATCAAATTTTGCTCTTGCCTTTGCTTTTGCCTGTGCCCATAATTTTGGATTAGTGGGTTTATTTTCCTCTTCAAAATATTCTAGATCTTCAGTTGCAAAGTGTCTATCCAGAACTCTTGCAACAATAGGACTTGATTCTTTCATGGGGTTAAATGATTCGTGATTGTCTCCAGATGGATGCTTGTCATAGTCATCAGTATCTTTGAAAGTTCTGACCATTGTTGGTTTAGCACCACCAGATTTCTTTTGTTGACCTTTGTCTTCAGATCTCTTTCTTCTCACAGCAGAGTTGATCTTTGCTTCGCCTTTTTTGCCCTGTGCCTTAAGACTTGCAAGTCTTTTAGAAGAGAAACACTTAGGTGTTTTGCCTTTGTCTTCTTTTTCATTAGCACATGGAGATCCATCTGATTGAACCCAACCAGGTTTTCCTCCTTTTGATTTGGATTTACCAAACCAATCTCTAAGGTCTTCGTTAATCATACCAAATGAGAGTTTCTTTTATTTATAATTAATACTAATTTTCAATAGTATCAGTGAGATCATCTGGCCAAGTTACCATTTCTGGTTCAGATACTGAAGATGTGATATCTCTCAGTTTTTGCATATAAGTATCAAGTTTACTGATACTATCTGTTGTGGTTGTTATTCCAAGTCTTACTTCACTTTGATATCTAAAAATTCTCCATTCAGCTTCTTTAATTTTTTCATTTCTAGTTTCTCTAATTTCTCCCCAAAGAGCAAGAGTTTTAGATGCAATTTCTTCTTCAGTTAAAGCAATAACTTCCCATGCTGATCCATTCCAAATAACTTTTTCAGTATCACTAAATGATGGATTTTCTCCAGCAAGCACATATCCAGCATCAGTAATTTCTTCTTCAGTAAATGTAGAAGAATCTGTGCGAGTAAGACCAGAGGAAAGACGAATTCTTTCTGGTAAAGGTCCTGGGAATTGATTGTTATGTGAATAAAGCATTTTAGATTTTAATAAACAGCAACATATAAACTATCAGTGGGGTCCATTACAGAGCTAGCGTATCCAGTTAAAGCATGAATTACTCTAATATATTCACCACCAGAAAATGTATATGTAGGACTTCTCATAACAGCACCACTATATCTAGTAGATGAACTGGTTTCACGATATGCATAATATTTGGAGTTGTCTTGAGCAATCTGTGCATCTCCCACTGATACAATAGTACTAGATCCCCCATCTGCAGTTAATTTATATGTATCACCAATACCATTATCTGCACCAGTGTATGGAGAACCTGTTGATGTTGCTGTAGAAAATCTACCAGTACCAAGAGTGGTGGACATAGTTGAATAAGTATAACCAGATGCTGTCTGAGGAGTCACAGGAAATCCTAGTGAAGAAGTTCCAGATATTTGTGATGTATAGGTCTGCCATCCAGAACCACTACCTCCATTAGGAGTATTAAATATCCAGGATGATACAAGAGTGGTGCCACTTAAAACTTGAACTCCTGCAATTGGAATATCATTATAGTAAACTGTTGATGCAGTAACTTTCACTCCAATATATACTCTCCCTGTTCCAGAAAAGTTTGTTTGAACCTCTCCAACATCATATGGACCATTATAATCAGCGTTGGTGTTACTCATATATGCACCAGAATCAATAAATCTATTACTAATTTCATAGAATGATGATGTAATATCTTGTCCTATTGCAGTAGCAGCATCTGCTATCGTTAAATTTCCTGTCTCAGATAGGATATCACCACTAATTGAACCTCTTCTAATTTCAATTTTAACAATATTTGATTCTGATAGATCATCTCCAACTGGTCTAATAGAAAAACTTCCAGAATTATTAGTAATTGCAAAACTTCCAGATACTGATCCACTATTAAAATCAGAACCAACTACCGTTGTTCCAGAAACAGTTGCAATACTATAATACAATGTTGTACCATCGGGCATGCCGGATGTAGTCACAGTAATTGTATTATTTGTTTCCTCATTTAAAGAAGTTCCATTACTATTTGAAACAGATTCTACTTGAAATTGAGGCCATTTATCAGAAATTTTTGAATTGTATTGATCATAGGTATCAAATAAACCACCAGCAGCGGTTGTTGATGTTGATTGTTTTGAACCAATAATTCCTGAATTACCTCTCATCATACATCTCCAGTATTAGTTGATGGGAATGCTCTTCCAGCACCCCAAATAATTCTTACTGCTCCAGGTCCACCCTTACCACCTTTGTTATCAGTGCCACCGCCGCCACCACCACCAAAGTCACCACCAGTTCTTGGTTCGGTTCCATCAACAGGATTATAGAAAATACTTGATGTTGTTATATCACCACCACCGGCATATCCATCACCACCATCAGATCCTCCACCACCAGCACTATTATTTGTCACAGTTCCACTAGAACCCTCTCCAAGGAGACCTGTTCCACCACCTCCATATCCCTTGTCAACACCATTGTTTCCTCCACCTGCACCGCCGCCACCAGATCCATCGGTGGGATAATTTCCAATTCTATCATATCCACCATTGCCACCATTACCAGAATATCCTCCAGCTCCACCACCCCCTTGTGGACCATATCCACTAGAGACTGGTGCAATTACTCCACCACCATTACCACCACCATCACCAGTATAAGTTCCACCACTACTGGTTGAGTTGTATTGTCCACTACCTCCTCCTCCTCCTTTTACAGTAGAATTGTTGATGAAATAACTAGCGCCACCAGAACTATTACTGTTGGGGTAATATCCAGCATCACCGCCATACCCAATAGCAACAATATATGATTGTCCAGGTGTTACAGGAATATTATTTTTCCATCCAAGACCACCACCTCCGCCAGCACCTATAGAATGAGTTCCGCCATTATAGTACAATCCGCCACCTCCACCACCAATACAAACAACACAAACAGAAGTTACACCAGCAGGAGCAGTCCAATAATAGACAGATGTTGTATTACCAGATGATCCTGAATGTGTATAAGTTGCCTGTCCTCCCAACACATTTGGGTTTAAAAATATTGAATTTGCATCATAAATGGCACTGTCACTAGAAGATAACTCACCTTTCCCTACTATACTTCCGTTTCTGGTATAAAATGGCATAATTACTCACTAATCTCTTCGTATGAACAAGTTGCGCTTAAGTCGCCAGCAACACTTGCCTGAACATATAATGACATATCTTCCTCTAAGTAAATTGAAGTATCTTTTGAAATAACAACCAAAGTTGCATCTCCAGGTACACTAATTGTATTTGCTAATGTGGAAAAGGTACTATTGCCAGCAGCATTTCTGAGTGTTACAGTTATATCAGCAGCGTTTGATCCATCAATATTGGCAATTATCAATGAATTTATTTTAAATATTTTTCCTGATGATGCAGCATTATTTACAAGAGAAGCGGCACTTGACGCAATATCAGCATCATATGCAGTCTTTCCATATATACTTGCAACAGATACTATATTTGGATTCGCCATTATTTAAATTCTCCTTTGTATATTTATTTAGAATTAGCCAAAAACCATTGCTAACGCAATTGACTTTCCTGCAGTGATACCGCCACCTCCTCCACCACCAGAAGAAGCAAGCGTTATGGTATCTGTACTTGCATCAGTAGTAATGGTCATATTACTACCAGCAACAAGTGTTAAGGTGTCAGTAGCACTATCAGCAACTACATCACTTTGTCCAGAGACTGAAATAGTTTTAAATGAATCTGAAGCACTTCCACCTCCACCAGAAATGGTAACCTCAGAAATACCAGTAATTCTACCATTAGCATCTACAGTAATGGCAGCAACATTAGATGCATCCCCATAAGTAGCAGCAGAAGCCCCAGTCAATCCTGTAAGATTAGCACCACTAGAAGCAGGCAAAGTCGCAGGGAATCTAGCATCAGGAATAGTTCCAGAACCTAAGTTTGATGCATTCAATGAAGTAAGACTTGCACCACTTCCATCACTTAGAAGAAGTGTTCCTGCAGTTGCTGGAAGTTTTATAATTGGATTTCCACTAAAATCACCATGATCCGGTGCTTGAAGTCTGGCATAATGTACATTGTTTGACTCACAATATAAATCAAGTCTACCAGAAGTTCCATCATCACTTTTGATAGAAACAATATTTGTTGCAGTAATAATACCAGTGGTGTTGATAGAAACTGTCGTACCAATTCCAACTGATGCTTTCTTTCCCTCTCTGTCACTAAAAGAAATTTCTCCTGAAGTAGACTGATGTATTCTAACAGTTGTTGCAGTACCAATAATAATTTCATCAATACCTTCAATTTTTTTTGCAATTGGATCTAGAGTGATTGATCCTTGACCAATAGTAAGAACACCAGTAACCCTAGCATCACCATCAACTAGTAGTGTAGTTGATCCAACCCCAAGATGAATTGTACCAATACCAGTACTGATTGTAGAGACACCTACTACATTAATACCTCCTGCCAGAACATCAATACCAGTTCTTGCAGTTATAAGACCAACAGAGTCAATGTTAGTTACATCATCATAAGTAATTGTTCCACCAACACTCAGATTACCAGTAAACTGACCATCACCAGCAACATGAAGAGCAAAGTCAGTTCTTGCAGTAGCACCAATACCAACATTTTTCGTTGTGTGAATACCGGCAGATCCCACTGTCCAAGTTCCTCCCGCACCAGTCCCACCACCACTCGGAGCAAATTTAAATTTCTTATGCTTATCCTCTCCAGTTTGACTTAAGTCAATCTGAAGAACCATTCCATCATAGGCATTGATGTTTGTAGTAATGCCTGCGATATCGTCAAGATATTGAAGTCTCGTTTCTCCACCACCGCCTATGGTAGAGAGTTGAGTTGTGATTCTATTGATGAATAATCTATAATGATTTGATAGATCGTCAAGAGTTGCAAAATTCTGATCAAGTGGTGTTATTGGATCAGTTTGTCCACCTGCCTTTTCTTTTACTGATGGTGGTTCATTGAGAAGATAATTTTCTTCTAATGTTTTTTGATCTTTTTTGATTAAAGATGATATCTTATTTAATTCTTTCAGTCCCAATTTCAATGAGAATATATCATCCTTGATATTTGAGATATCATCATCATAGTATTTAACTTTGGGTAAAAGTGAAACCTCCTCCTTCAAATTATTGAAAAACTGAAAAAGTGTTTCGTCTGTTTTTACACTTTGCTCATTAAATTCTTTGATTTCACTCTTAAGAGATTGCTTTAATTTATTTTGCTCACCAAGAATAGATTTTTTTAATTTCTTATCATCATCTTTAAACTCTCTATGATATTCCCAAATTTTTAACGATGATTTGCTGAGTTCAGAATATATATTACACTTTGTTTCTTCTAATTTAGAATTTGTAGTCTTAATGCTTTCATTTAGACTTTCACTTAAGTTTTTAACATTAATATTTTGTTCAAATTCTTTAACACTGATTGTTTCAGAGAGTTCGGATACCTCTGATTCAATTTTATTTTTAATTGATGATAAATGACCTTGAACTTTTTCAAAATCTTCATCAATAGTGTTAAAAGTATTTCCAATCCATCTAAAGTCAGGAACATCACGATCTTTAACTTCTTTTAATTGCTCATTAAGTGACTGTATGTCATCATCATATTGTTTGATTTCTGGAAGATTTTCAATTCCTTCAAAAATTTGTTGAATTTGTTGACAAATTGATTCAATATCTGAATCATAATACTTAATTTCTGGAACTTGGGGTATTTTTGATTCAATTTCAGATAATTTTACCTTTAATTCCTCATTTCTTTCATCTAACTCATAAATTTTATCACTTTTAACATCGAACAGTGACAAATTTTCTTGAATTTCGACAATCTTTTCACTTATTTCGCATAATTCTGTATCATAATATTTAATTTCAGGTATTTCAGGTATATTTTTTCTTACATCATTAACCAGACGCACTAATTCTGACCATTCAGGTGCTTTTATAAGATCAACTACTTCTAAAGATGACCCATCATCTACATTTTCTGTGGTTTGAGTATCTTCTTCAATAATATTTTGATTTGATTCTGAAATATATTCTTCTACTGAAGGAAATACTTCCTTCTTTCCCATCAAATCCTTATAAGATGGTAAATCATTACTTCCAAGGTAATCATTTATTGATGGCAGATCTTTTTTAGACATTTTATAAGTAAATAATACTTTAGGATTTCTCTCCCTGAGTATTATTTATACTGTAATCATATAATAGTCAATCTTCTTTTTGTTGTTTTGCCCATTCATCGGGTATTAAATTATGCTTATTTTTAAACTGATTATGCAATTGAGTGGGAGTTATCTTATATTCAGAGCAAATACCTCTCATCAACCTATCAATTGACTTATAGGAGGCATTTTTGAGGTTTAATAATTCTTTTTCAAGAACTATTATTGCTTTTGAGATCTTATCTTCATCTTTTTTGACCTCTGAAAACAAAAATGTCTCAAAAACTTTTGCACTTTTTAATAATTGTTCTTTTTCTTTTGATTTTTTATTACTCTTTTTTTCAATCTTCTTTTTTTCTTCACTTAAACTTGCGAAAAGATCTCCTAGAGACACTTCTCCAATTAATTCTTTCTTCTTTTTTTCTTTTTGCTTCTTCTCTTCACTAACAAGACTGAAGAAATCTCCTAAATTACTCATTTTATAAGCAAAAAATTTCTTTTTATTATTTATCTTGTTGAGCTTGCTTCAACATTTTCTGAAGGTCAGCAGTGGAACCAACAAATAAAGCATTGTTAACTGTAGTGGGTCCTTTTTGGTCCTTTTCTTCACTAACATCCTTCAGTTTCTTTTGAAGATCCATCAGTTTGTCTGTTGCATCTGAAACACTTTTGATTAATTGACCAGCAACTTCATATGCCCTGGGCATTTCACTCTCTTGAGCAAGTTCAAGAATACCATTTATAGCTTCTTGACCCTTTTCAATGATTGAATACAAATTACCCCTGGTATATTCATAGTCTTTACGAATATCTTCTGAGGTGCTTTTAATTTTTTGGATTTTTTCATCAAAATCCTCCTTCTTTACTTCTAGTGTTGTTGGCGTAACATCAAATGTTTCATTCAATTTATCAAACTTGTCAGACATGATTCAATCTCCATCAAAAGGTGTTGCCATCAAATCCAAAATCGTCTCCTGATTCAATGTATGTTGCATCTATTTTAGTGATACTGTAAATTGCAGCACCTGATGCATGAATTTGTGGTTTTGTGTTATCTTGAGCTCTCCTGACAGTGATCCTATTTCCACTGATATCTTTAATGTACATATTCTCTTGTCCAATGTAGACATAAGATCCAACAGGGACTAATGTCCCATCATCAACTGTAATTACAGTTTCGTCTTTTTCAACATTAACCGCAAGTTGAGTTAGTAATGACTCATCATAGTCTTTAGTTGCTCTTGGTTCAACCTTGTAACTAACATCTCTTGAATATGTTGTTCCTGATGCAGTTGCTTTTGTTCCAGAAATATAACCAACCTGGACTTTCTTAATGACATCACCAGTGACATCAGATATAGGACCATACAACATGGTTTTTGCAGTGAATCTTATTGTATATACAAGTGATCTTCTTGTATCAAAGTTTCCTTCATAGTCATCTTCCATAGAAATGGATTCAAGTTGAACAGGAACATTTTGTACTTCTTTTAGTTCACCTAAAAACTTGATAGGAAGGGTGTATGCAGGTTGAAAATATGGTAAAATTTGCTCTACAATTTGAAGCATATCATCATTGAGTTTGGTCATAATAGACAACTCAATAGTCATATTGTAAGGTACAGGCATAAAAACCTTTTTGACCTTCTCACCATTATCAGTTACAACATAAAATGCTTGTGTTTGAGTAGCCTTTCTAGAAGGATCATACTGTAGATCAGTAAACTCAAAAGACATTCTAGGAAGAGTGATCTGAACTGGTTTGTTCAGGTCTCTTTCCTGCTCTAATCTAGCAAGAAACTTCTGTGTGGGTCCATAAGCAAGAGGGACTTTGACTACACTGAATACATCTTGGCTAGAATCTTTCTGCTTGATCTCAATGCCATTGAAGAGAGATCCAAATCCAATAATTACGGATCTGAAAATCTCATTATAGAAATATTCAAACATTGTTACAACTTGACTATACTTCTATTTAGTTAAGGCATTCCAAATGGATTTCTGGTATTGAAATCAATGATTTGATCTGCTGCAAATTCAATATTATCATTGTCTGCATATGGTGAGACAAGATCATCTGTATTAAGAGAATTGATTACATGTGTAGCACCTGATTCTTGACCAATAATTGTTTCTCCTATCCCATAAGTTCCAGAAACAATGGAAATCTCTAATGTATTAGCAGAAGCATCATATTGCTTAACTCTGGCTTCTGTAAGAGATGTCTGACCAATAACAACTTCATTGAATATAAAAGATCCACCAAATTCTGATCCAATACCTGAAGCAGAGGGGAATGTGACATTAGGTACAATTGTATACCCACAACCAGCATTAGTTATACAGACATATGTGACTATTCCTGCTTTATTAACTACACCAGTTCCAGTAGCAGTTATAAATCCAGAATTAGTTGCTCCTGTATACCCAATTGAAATATCTACATTACCTGTATAACCAGATCCAACATTGGTAACATTAATAAATTGTACTGAACCACCTGTGCATATACCTGTTGTAGCAGCAGCACCAGTTCCTCCACCACCTTCGAAGGTGACCATAGGTTCAACTGTATACCCACAACCACTATTAGTCATACAAACTGTGAATACCTTACCAGTACCAATACCTTTACATCCAATGTATTGATCTGTAATTGTTACAATACCCTCTGCTGTTACACCACCAGATGGGGCAGAACTAAATGCAACATGAGGAGTACTAGTGTATCCCCTTCCCATATTTGTGATATTGATGTTCTGGACAGAACCACTTGTGCATATTCCAGCAGCTGCAGTGGCAGTTGCTCCAACTCCTATGAGACCAAGAGTTTGAATATATCCAAGTTGTTCAATTTCCTTATCAATCTCATCAATGCCAGTGTCTAGAACCTCATCCTCATATCTGAAGAGTTCACATCTTAACTGATAAACATAGTTCTTCTGTAGTTGATAGAAAGGTAATTCATGCTCTACATATTTAATCTCCATCAATCTATCCCCAAGAGGAAAATAGACCAAATCGCCTTCTTTAGGTCTCTCTGCTAATTCAATATTAGGTAAATCTCTAATTAATGGAGTGATGTATGATTCATATCTTTCTCTTGATATAATAAGAGTCAGATCGTCATTATTCTGAATACCAAACTTGGATAACAAAGTTCCTTGACCGCCATATCCTTCATAGTTATCCACATATGCTTCAATTGGATAAGCACTAGTAAATTCAGATTGAATGACCTCTTTAATTACAGTGTTCTTTTTTAAATATTTTCTAGGAATATAATATACTTCAACGCCATACATCTTCAATTGTTCATTGACCAGACTCTGAATCAGACCCTGTTCACCTTTACTGCCGTTTAGAAAAAATGGATTGAGCATAACATCAACCTATAAGATCTAATGGTGGAAGTTCATAAGTACTCATCATCTTTTGTTTAATTTCATCAAGTTCTCTTTGTCCATCGTCAAATATTGCTCTACCATTAAACTCAAGACCACCAGGCAATTTAACACCTTGGAACTTGATAAGATTCTGCCCCCATTGTCTCTTAATAAGAGCAGTCAAATACGGTTTCAAGAAAGAATCATTCCAAACTCTTGCATATTCATTGGGATCCATTGATCTCCAACAATCAAGAACAATAAATTCACCTTCTTTAAGAGTACTCCAGTCAATATCAAGATACATTCTATCTGACCTTTGATTAAATCTAATCTGCTTGTGAGTATTGAGGACAAAATTCATTGTCTCCAAATAACTCATAGTCATATCATATGATAGAAGATCAAAACCACCTGATCCTCCCCACGTTCCAAAATAATCACTAAGCATCAATTGATATTTTACATTCCACATCCCACTTCCACTGTAGGAACCATCAAATTGGAACACCTTATTGATTCCAATAATATCTGGTGTTACTTGTATATAATTATTGTTCTCATAATATGTAAATGTTTTAGCAGTTCCTGCAATAGTTGATGAAGCACTAGTAGAAGTGATTCCTGTTGTTCCTGCACTACTTGTAGGAGCACCAGGAGGACGTGCTCTACCTCTATCTACATCTTCCTGAGAAATTCTGTATTTTAGATATACCTGTTCAACACCATCAAAGTGTCTTTCTTGAAAAAACTGAATAGCGTCATCTACTAAGTCTTCAACTTGCTCTTCAGCAACATTGATTTCTAAGACAGGTGCTCCCAACTGTCTTAAGCAATAATCTATTAGTTCTTGTCGTGTAGTAGGTTGAGCCATTATACACTATATTTTTTACTATTTATGGGGCAGATGAAATGCCACCTTGAACCAGTACGTATCCTTCTGCTAATCTGTAAAGACTTGATCCTGAACTGACAAGAATGTCATAAACATATCTTCCTGGTGTAATAGGATCAGTTTGTGTAGAACCAAGGGAAATTTCAAATCTGCCAGAAGTTGCACTGGTAAATCCTACATTGAATGTAGCTACAGAAACTGATGAAGATCCAACAGAAACTGATTTGGTCATCTGTGATGATCCACTATAACCAGTAAAATCAAAATCAGTGGAATCATTATTCTTTACATGGAATGTTGATCTAAAATCAGCACCACTAAAGACAGATAGGTTGACTCCATATGCTACACCAGCAGCAGGGTCAAATGTAATAGTATTATTTGCCATTTTGCTTTATGATGGTTTGGAGCATTGATTTTATGTCGTTTATATTGTCAGAAAGGTCATCAACTTTTTCTTCAAGATCATCAACTCTCTGCCTTTCAGAAGAGAGTTTATTCCTAGTATTCATATAGGATTGAAATTGAGACTGGTCAGTATTGATAACTGCTCTAGAATTTGAGTCTCTAAAGTAGTTATCTTTTCCTTCTACTGGTAATAAATTCATTATGCTAAGGCAATAACTCTAAGGTTTCTAAACTGAGGAACAACAGATTGATTAGTTGATGTACCAATCAATTTAATTCTAAAATTCTTAAATGGTTGAAGTTTATCAATAGTAAATGTATACTCCTTAAACAGATTAATAGAAGGTTCTTGAGTATAAGAATCAGATTTTCTGACCTCAATATCAGAAGTTCCATTACTAACAGTTGGATTAATTACATTACCAAAATCATCAATGTTGCCATATCCAGGGAATGCAGTAAATATTGTATCCTGAGCAGTTGTCTCTTGGTTTAGAGCATACAACATTCTGATGTCATTATAGTTAGAAACATAACCATCTATGTATACTCTCAAAGAAGATGCAGGATTCTCAAGTGTGATCAATTTAGTCACATACATTAGACTATTGGGATCATTTGGAACCCTATTTATTCTTGAATCAGTTGCATAATTAGTGATAGGAGAATTGACTCTGTTAGAAATAAAGATAACAGATGACTGATCAAGATCAATAGTAGGAGAAATTCTCTTGTCGAAAGAATTCATATTTAAAGACATTGAGAATGACTTATTTCCAGGTAGTGTGGAGAGATATGTTTGTTCATTTGTCTTAGAAACAACCATTCTCTGAGTTTCAAAGTAATTCTTCTCTTTCAGAGCAATTTCCTGATAACCTTGATCAATATATGATACTTCAGAACCAGAAACACTAGTTTCACTAACAGATCTCACAGCACCAAATACAGTTGTTCCTGTAGGTGATGTATTATTGATATTTGGAACAATCAAGCTATATGGAAGGTTATATGACCCTCTTGCATTGATACCACCACCAAGTTTTATTTCAGTAAGATATCTTGCTCCAAATGTATTAGAAGAATCACTCTTATTAGTTCCATCTTTTGACATATCAATTTTGATATGATAGTGGTCAATCCCAATAGCATCCTGAACTGTAGCATCAGAAAGAATATGAGTTTTATTAATTCTTCTTAGTGATATACCTGAGAACTCATACTTAGTAACCAAATCATTCACCCTATGAATAGAAGAAAGTGTGTTATCAACTCCTCTACTAGTAATGCCAGTTAAAGTATTTGTATCACTTACACCAGTATATTCAATAATCTCTGAACCAATTTTTATATAACCAGGATTGGTGATAGCAACTCCAACACCTTCAAAGATACTAAAGTTGGCAGTATTTCCAACTGAGATTGTACCAGTTTCAGTCTTTTGATAATCTAATATGAGTGGTGTTGCAGGAATATCAGTTTCAATATTTTTGAGAGTAACTCTATTGATTTCAGAATACATTCCATGATTTCTTTGGAAGATCTTGAGATGTAGACCGTCACTGTTGACTCTGTAAGGTCCTATTGGGAATACACTACCACCAATACCAGCATTAATATCAGTAGCAATGCCTGATGTGTCTGTGTATTGAAGTCTGTTGTTGGGACCAAATGTGCCCTGAACTTTATCAACGATCAGTTCATTAAACCCTTGCAGTGCAGGGACAGAAAGTTGCATACTAGCACCAAGATCTTCAGTTCCAACGATGAGAGGAGTCAGAACATCTCCAACTTGATATCCTTTACCACCTGAAACAACAGTAGCAGCAATGGCAACACCATTAGATATTGTGATATCTGCAGTTGCATTAGTTCCTCTTCCAGTTACAGAAGTTAGAGCAATACCACTATAAGAGAATTGACCATTTCCTGGAGTATATCCTGTACCAACATTAGTTAGTGTCAGATTTCCAGTGATTGAACCAGCAAATCCAACTAGTTCTCCAGTTCCATCAGAATCAACCTGAATAATAGTATTACCAATTTTCATATCATTATCTGCAACTGTGGTTCCAATACCAATACTGAGATTTCTAGGAACTGCTGTTACACCATTTCTGCTAATTCTTTCAAGTGCAGTTGGGAGTTGTGGGTTAAAGAACTCAACATTACCAACTCCAACAAAATCAGAACGATATATGGAGAATTTAAGATCCTCATACTGACTAGGAGTCCATACAGAAGCATTCTGTGACTTAAACAATGAACCAAGAATAGGTTGAGAAGTTACAAGAATTTGACCTGCTTCTGTTCCCAGAGTTGTAATGTCTGTTTCACCAAGTCTTGAGATGTAAACATTGTACTCAGTTGAGTTAGAAAGAAGCACAATAGCATATTCTTTTCTTCCCTCAAGAAATACAGGTGCTTCAAACGTAAATGTTGTTGGTGTTGAAGCATCATCTGATAAAAATATTTTATCAGGAGTAATGTCTACTTCAGAATAAGGAAGGACTGTAGAGGTAGGTGTTCCAATTAAAGTTTCTCTAATCTGGAGTGTTACAGGTAGACTTTCTGCCTTAGTTCTGAAGAATATATCAACTTTAGTGATGAATATACCAGTAGTATCACTAACACGGAATGTCTGGGCAAGAGGATCTCTTCCTCTCCATGGGGGTGCTGCTGGAGGTGCTGCTGGAGCTGGAGGGGCTGGTGGTGGTGGAGGTGGAGGTGTTGGTCTAAAGGTACTGCCAGTAACTAATTCAAATTGGAAGTCATCAGTTAATTGTCTAGTATCTCTAAAGTCATCATTAGTAGTGACAGTAGCATTTCTCAGTGATAGAGTGACCTCTTGTGTGTTATCAATATCACCCTGTGAGTAGAAAATCTCTTCAGCAGAAGTAGTTGTTGTACCTCTAATGGTACTATTGACTGGACTACTAGAAAATCTAAATACATTTCTTCCTGTTTCAAACAAAGGATTAGAAATATTAGAACTGTCTGGAACAAAGAAAGAAGCAATTAATGTTCCTACATTATCAGTCAATAATCTTACACTAGTTACAGTTGCTTCAGCACCATTTTCTCCTCTCAGAATCATACCTTGCTGAATATAACCACTAAACTGTGGGAAATCTTCAGATTGCAGACTAAATGTATCTACATTGAGCAGACTTGAAGACTGGGTATATCCATTTGGTATTACATTTGACCTTGAATATGGATTAGATGTATAAAAATCAGTTGGAATATTAAATGGACCATACTTATGATTTGTATTAGCAACTCTGAATGAAATTTCAGCACCAGAAGAAGAGGTACGTATTGATTGTTCAGAGGAAGGCATTACACCTGTTACTGTTTCTCCAACAACAAATGTTCCAGTGTTCATTTGAATTTGAATCAGTTTAGGAACAGTAAATCTTGTTACATCAACACCATCAAAGAAAGAATATAATGTTGTAAATGGTTTAAGCTTGGTTCCAGTAACTTGAATGTTACGAGATCTCATAAAGTGTAGAATGTCTCTATTGACAATCCTATCTCCTAATGATTCAGTATTAATTACTTCATTAATTGTCTGTTGAATACCAGTTCTATTCTGAGCTAGTGAAATTGCACCATCAACAGTTGTTGATTGAACTTCACTTAAAGCGCCATTTGCCCAACCAGGAGCAGCAATTGCTCCATTTCCAAGTCTTTGTCTTGCAGCAGTAAGAGACTCTGTTCTTTGTCCACTCGAAGAGGCATCTAATGTGACTCCAGTAGTTTCCCAAGAATCCCAAAGAACAGGAGTGACTCCAATTCTAGAACCATCAGCAGCATCAGTGATTTCAGCACCAAGTGCTTCAGAAACACCTCTGAAAGATCCTTCCATAGACACATTACGCATCTCTTGCCTATTTGTGTCTATCCAAACATCAACAGTAGGTTCAAGAGCAACAGAACCTTGATAATATGTAATAAGGAAAGGAGTAACATTCTCAACTCTTGTAGAGAATGGTTGAGTCAACCAAGGAACATTAGTATAATCAAGAGTGATCATTGAACCTGATCTTCTAATTCCAGATCCATTCAAACCCTCAAATCTAGAGTCAGCAGCAGTATCAACAGCATTCAACTGGAGATTAAATGCTGTTGAATAGTGAGAAGGTCTTAGGACTTTTCTCTTAGTATCAATACTATTTCTGATACCAATGGTTGTATCTTGCGGTTGAGTTGTTGTAAAGTTATCAACAAAGATTCCAGACTTGAACCTGTTGAATCCATTGATATCAGAAACAAAGGTATTAAGTGTTGACTGCTCAAGAAGATTGAGTGAAGTGTAATACTCAAGATTTTTTATTCTCTGTTCTAGTTTAGAAATATCATTCATCTGATATCTCTTATGCTCAATAGTCCTAACTCTTGCATCCTCTACATTATAGAGATAGGCAGGCATATAGATATTAGCAATGTTGAGTGATCCACTCTCTTCTTCTGGGAGAGAAGGAATATCATCAGGAGAACCATATTTTACATTAACATTTCCTTCTTTGTTTAAATAGATTCTATCTGCTCTAGCAAGGTAGTATTTGTAATCAAGTGTTACTGACTCATCAGATGCTATGATTCTACTAGAACTATGATTGCCATCATCAAACTTTCTTCCTGCATATTCTAGAGGAGAAGCTATACCATCTGCTACTGTATAATTACTTACTCTTGGTCTAGCATCAATAATATCAGTTATTCTAACACCATTAATTGCTCCAATTTCAGTAGCGTAATCGAAATCATTATATGAGTTTACAGTAGTAATATCACCAGTATCTATAGAATCATAATAACCGTTTGTAAAGTAAACAATCAATTTTTTAGTAGGATTAGATAAAGTACCTCTTCTTATGATCCTACCATAATCATAAAAACTTTCTTTTTGTCCATTATAGAAGAGATAATCTCCTGTTACATTAACAGATCCAATATTGATTTGATTTGCCGTTGCTCTAACTGCAGAATCAGAGAATGATATAGGTTCATTATTTTCAAAAACATTCTCATTCTGATAGACGAATCCAATTGTATTATCAGTCTTTCTAGTAAGATAAATTGCTTTTGCACCACTAATTGATCCTGTAAGAGTTTCTCCAATAATTAGATCATCAGTAGAAGCAGATGGTCCATTCATTGATGCAAGAGTCATAAATGGCGACTCTGGATCATTTAAATCAGTTGATTCATATACACCGTAAACTGCTACAACATCAGGAACATTTAATGAAATGATTGGGTCTTGAACTCTTGTTCCAAATGGGAAATTGCCATATGTCAAACCATCATTTAATGTGGTTCCACCAATACCTGATCCAGGAAGAGTTGACTTATCAATAATAATTCTATTTGATATATTCTTTAATTTAGTCTTTGAACTAACACCTTTTTTGCGAATAGTAGCAATCAATGTTGCACTAGGATCAGGTCCACTCAAACCATCTATGGTAAGAATTGTAGATCCAGCAGCAAAGTTGAACTTATCTGAAGTAAGAACTTCTGTTTTGCCATCAGATGTGATTAGAGAGTATCTTTCATCATCAAAGGGCAAAAATACATCAGTATTAGCATCTGGTACATTAATAGCAGCAGAAGATCCTACAGCATCAATAACAGCAGTGAAACTCTGCCTAAAGATAATATCAGAATCACTGAGATCTACAGACTCAATATTCTGTCTAGGAAGAATACTGTAAAGTGCTTCACTATTAGATTGGTTGCCAGAACCATTTGAATTTTGAAGTTTGCTGCTTACAATTTTAAGATCACTAGATGTGAAATCTGCACTAGGAAGAGAACCATCATATACTCCATTAACACTTTCAACACTAGTAACAGTCAATGATGATGATTTTACTTCAGTAATTCTTGCCAAAGAGAAATCATTAAATCCTGGTCTTGAATACCTTACAAGGTTATTGACAGTAGCAATACCAGTAAATGATCTACCACCTAGAGCAGGACTAGTGATAGTAGATACTCCCAAACTTCCTGCTGTAATTTGAGCAACCTCAAACGAGAATGTGGGACTTTGAATGATATCTGCTGTAAATGTATTGGATGTACCTACAACACTGTATACAGATTTTACGTCACTAATCTTATAATTTTTAGCATCTATTAAGAATCTAGAATTATCTAGGAGACCATTAAACTTAAGTCTCTCTCCTTGAAAGAAATCACCTCTAACACTATATGCTGTAAGAGCAGTTCCTGAACTTACATCATACTTAAGAAACCCAGTAGCACCACTGGATTCTCCTTCAATATGAAGAGGTGTGGTCAAAATTGCTTCTATATTGATATTGAGATCTTGATAAGTATCAATATCAAACAGAGAAAGATCCCATTGATTGATATTAGAATTTGTATTATTGTATGATCCAGACTCCAATGCAAAGTCATATAGTCTAGCTTGACCAATTTCCTTACCAGGAGCAGTTATGCTATCTATTCCAACTCTCTGACTTCTTAAACTAAGCGAATTAGTAGTATTAAAACCAATAATTGGTGAACCATAAACTCTATTTGCCCCCAAAGTGGGACCAAATCCAAAATTTATACCTTGGTTTTTGACAAGTCTGGATGTTCTTGGTTTTGGAACATCAATTAGAGAAGATGTACGTTTTTCTACTAGATATCCTCTGACATATGCTTTACCAGGAGCAAGTTTGTAGACCATCAGATCATCTGTTGGAACTTGACCCTGGGCAGTGATTTGTCCAGGTAAATATACTCCTCTATTTCCTTCTTGATTATCTAAACTCTCTCTAACAGTGGTTACAAACTCTTTTACATAATAATGACCTGATTCATCAAAGGTTCTCTTTGCTAATTCATCTCCTAAGGTATTATATTGTGTAGTAGTGAGGATTGCGCTCAAAGATCCATCAGTAACTTCAGCAAGTTGAACAAATCCCTGGTCTGCATAGTTGTCAGGGAGCTTTTTGCTCAAAGTTGCTGTAATTTTGAGTCTATCAGCACCAGGTGCTGTATAATTATTATACCCTTGAGCATTGTCATTTAGAGTTGGGTCAACATCTGAAGAAACTACCTCTTCGTTAACTGTAAGTCCAATTCTATAATTAGAGTTTGTGCTATATTGATCCAGAATTAGAATCTGGCTGTCTACATTGACAAAATATCCTCTAAGGAAATAAACTCCTTGATTTAGAGTAAATGCAGACCCAATTGCAGCAGCATTAGTGGAAATTGTGTTGGCAAATCCCTCTCCAGCAGCAATAAATGTGGTTGCATATGAAATAGTAGTATTAGTTACCAGGACTTCGTCATCTTGGAAGGTATCTGTCGAGTTATCGTCACCTGAATCTTCATAATTCAAGTAAAGAGTATACAATCCTCTTACAGATTGCTGATTTGTGATATATGTTACTACAGTTGCAGTTACTCCTGATGTTCTGCCTGTGATTCTCTTACCAATTAATTGGTCTAGATATAGAGAAACAGGTATACCTAAGTATTCTGCTTGAATTTGAATACAATAAAATCTATCATTATACGTCAGTTGCCCTGGAATAATTACAGAACCTTCTTTGAAAAGGTTATCTCCCATATCTTCAATTTGATTCTGAAGAATGGATTGAAGATTATTTAATTCTCTAGCCTGTATAGGATATGCAGGCTTAAAAAGAACCTTATTATAGTTACTCTCTTGATCAAAGTCGTCAAAATAAGGAGCAACGTTGAGGTTTGTTTCCTGTGGCATAATTCTTTAGAACTGCAAGATAATCTTTACGTCTTCTTTCTGGGATGACGACCTTGTGACTGATGGTCTGTTGTCTACATATACAATATTTCCAGAATATTTTTTAGATTCTGGTTGAGCAACACCTTTAGTAAAGTCCTGACCCAGGTTATATGTTCTATTATTTATTACAGTTGTCAAACCTGTAAATCCAGTATCTATGCCCAAAATTGAACTTCCTCCACTAATGTCTAAACTTCCGTTTATACTTGGTGTTGCAGTAAATTCTAATACTTCAAATCCATATGTTGGAGAAGAGTCTGCTTGCCCATTAAAAGAAAAACCTGAGTTTGTTCTATCTTGCCAATATTTTAGAACACCAGTAGTTTGATCATAAGAAACAACTCTACCAACAGCAGTAGATGCAAGACCTACTGTTTGGGTTATGAGTGCATCACTAGTGAAAGCTGCTGAACTATAACCAGTCCCAGTCAATCTTAGGGCATATACAGCACTTGCTTTATCAGTGTTGAGAATACTTGAAGAATTGTATGCTAAAGGATTTTCAACTAAACCTACTCTTGCAAACTGATTTCCTGTAATAAAATCAGGATTTTCAGTATCATTTTCAAATCTAGCATAAGTTAGAACATTATAAGCACCAAGTTCATTATAAACATCAGCACCATGACCTCCACTAGGTGGGATAATTACATTAAAGACAGGTATTGTGGAACCAGTAGGAACACCACCAGCAGCCAGGTCAATTGTGCCAAATGTGTAACCAGATCCACCCTTTGAAACAGTTACTGATTCAATTTTAGCATCAGCATTAATTACAACAGTTGCTTCTGCTTCTGCTCCATCACCTGTAATAGGAACTTGTGTGTAAGTTCTAGAAGTGCCAAGTCCTGCGCCACGATTTCTAATAGTCACAATCTTTAGCTGACCACTTGTTGAGGCATTCTGTCTCACAGCAGTATTATCAATGCCACTATCCCAATCATTGGGTACAGGAATATAGTTTGTAGAGTCAAACTTAATTGCCTGACTTGGTTTGATAGTATAAAGATATTTCCAAATATATGAATCACCACTTGAACCAGCAGCTCTTGGTTCTAGGTCAGTAAATGTTGGCTCATCAAGAGATGGACCACCTTGAAAGTTATTTTCTGGAGTTGCATTATTATAGAGACAAACATATACTCTATAGTCACTGTTCATTACATAGTAATTTGCAGAATAGATATCAAAAGAACCAGATGGTTGCGAAGAATTGCTTCTTGAAATATCATTCCTCCACATATCATATGTAATACCAGACTGCCAGTTGATCTTTCTTACAACCTGACTAATATCACTTGCATTGATTTTTTTCAATGCAATCATAGTATCCCAATAATCATTAGATTGATCTAGATTATCTTTAGGAGATGGTGGATTTATGTCCCAATCTGATTGATAATCAGAGGCATTAGGAAGACCAAGAAATGCATAATAAGAATTTGTGCTGGACTGAACACCAGCGATAAAATTCTTGGCATTCAAGATTCTCAGTTGATCAGTAATTATCGCTGCCATTTTGTTAGGACTTTTTTCTTATTTATAAGACAATTTAAATATTATTTTGTGACTGATCTATTTGTTCTAGGATACTTCACCCCAGACACATCAGCATTTCTATTACCAAATGTAGTTTGTTGGAGAGAACCACTTGATCGTCTTTTCCTTTTGATAAAAAGGTATCTATTGTGACTAGATGAACCAAAAGTCTCATAATCATCATTTTCAGATCCACTAGAACTCCCAACTTCAGGTAATGAATTTTCTTTTAAATATTGAAGAGCTTCAGAATTAGTGATATTAGGTTTATTTTGAGCAATACATGCTATGACACCAGCAACTTGTGGACCTGACATACTGGTTCCACTAATTGAAGCAAGATAATATGAAGAATTTCTTGAGTCAGCAACTAGAGGAGTATAACCCTCACTTGTAGCACTGGCACTATCATAAACAGCAGAAATGATATCACTACCAGGACCCCAGATATCTACTCTTGATCCCCAATTACTAAAGTTAGATTTATATTCAGCAACTTTTGAACCAATTGATCCGACACAAATAACATTATCAGCTGATCCTGGTGATGAACCTCGTGAATGATATACTGTACTACTGTAATTAAGATAAGTATTGTCATAATCAGGATCACCTGAAACAGCACAATTCCAATAACTATTTCCAGCAGATGCGATAACAATTACACCGTCATCAATAGCATCTTGAATATCAGCATCTACTGCTGTAATCCTAACTGGAACCCTATACAAGTAACTACTAGCTGGAACAGGAATACCATTACTTTCTAATATTGCTCTTTTCTCAGAAGTAGTTCCATCAACAGCAGTAGTTGTTCCTCTATAATCTACTGATGAAATATTTGAAAGATAAGCACTATAATTTCCACCACTATAACCCCAACTATGATTGGTGATTGTTGGATTTCTTCTGCCAGTTTCTGGGTTAATTGGTTTATTTTTATGAAAATGTCTCAAATAATCCCACAACTTTTCAGCCCAATTACTTGTTCCTGATAAAGTGGAAGAGAAAGCCATATTATAAATGTTGGCATCTCTTGCCCATCCTTGTGTATTGCCAGCAACAGTTCCTGCTACATGGGAACCATGATTAGTATTTGGCGAAGATCCACTAGTACTGTAAGTGTAAGTACCGTTAGCTCCATATCCCAATACTGAATTGTATTGATACCAGTTAAACTGAACAACTCTAGATCCACCAGTTCCATCAGAGTTAACAGCAAATTCTATATGATCTGGATTGATGTGTCCATCAACAATTACAACATCTACATTTTTTCCTGATACAGATGTTGCTATAGATTTATTTGTTATCTCAGTTGTTGAATCACTACCCCAGTTAGAAACACTATCACCTTCAATTACTCTATAAAGTCCCCAATTTTTGTCATCACCAGCAAATGTTGATGTTGTTTTATTAAAATCTCCAGTCTGCTCCCATAGGTACTCTGGTGTAATACCTCTATCCTGTGCTGGACGCTCACAAGCAATCACTCTAGAATCTTTTCTAATCTCTACTGCTTCCTCTTCAGTGAGCATGTAGTGAGTGTTGCGACTTATCTCTCTCCTATCAATAAGATCAACTGCCCTATCAGGAATATAAAAGGATCCTCCAGAAGTTTCTAAATCATCATATAAATCTTGTAAATCAGTTCTATTTTTGCAGGTTACTATGTATTCGTTCATTAGTCTTCCAGTTTAACTACGGTTAAATCAACAGTAATCGTTGATGATACTGATTCATTATTTGTTATTGCAGAGTAGATTGTAGTCTCAGAAGGAACATTATTATTCCATCCAATAACTCCAGGAGTCATTAAGAAACTGGTTGATCCAGTAGATACTGAACGAACTTCTGCAATCAATCCTGATCCTGGAGATGGATCCACTAAGTGAGATCTTGAAGAATCAGAAGTTCTAGATGCTGCATCAACATACAATCTTACCCAAGCAGCACTACTAATTCCAACTTTTAAAAGTCCATAAGATTTAAATCCACTTAGATCTAAATTAGTTGTAGCTCCAACTGATACAGATCCTGTAGTTGCTGATACTACAGATCTTGAACCAACAGCAGGTTCAGTTCTTGGTACAATGTAAATTTTGCCACCCATGTTAGGATGAGCAGTACATTGATAATAGAGTTCATTTGGAGCATCAAACTGCACATCCCAAGTTAAAGTTCCATTAGATACATCATTAACAGGAATTCCATCATTATACGGAGTTCCAGCTGATCCATTTGCAGTGCTCTGAATCCTAAATGGATGAGCATTCATATTATTGGTGAATTTATATTGCTGTCCTCTTGTCAAATATATTGGAGGATCACTTTCTGCTCCAGTTAAACCAGGACCAGTAAATGTATAATTATTAACTCCATCAGCACCTAGAGTCCATTCAGAAGTATAAGTTGCAATGCCAGCAACTTCTGCAAATGCTGAACCACCACCGCCTCCGCCAGATGCAGTTACAGTTACAACACCAGCTGATACAGGAGTTACATCTAAGTTTGTTGAGAAGTCAATTGTGCCAGCAGTTCCAACTACAGATCCATCATGTTTAATGATAATACCAGAACCTGATGCAGTGATACCAGTAATTCCTGAACCATCACCAATAAAAGTAGTAGCAGTGATAACACCAACAGTAATATTAGGAGAACCAGTCAATCCCTGAGCATTAGTAGCAACTGTTGCTGTTGCAGAGTTTCCACTGCAAGACCCAGAGGATCCACTAGCATTACCTGTCACATTGCCAGTTACATTGCCAGTTACATTGCCAACAACTCCACCATTTGCATTAAGAACTCCAGTTGATGTAGTAACACCAGAGATTGATAAATTATTGCTATTAAGAGTTGTAGATATTAGTTCATTTACTGTAATATTTGGAGTTCCAGTCAGTCCCTGTGCATTAGTTGCAGTGTCTGAGTTACCAGTTACATTACCAATTACATTACCAATAAAGGATGTTGCAGTGACAACTCCAGTTACAATTACAGTGTCTGACTTGATATTCGCAGTTTGTGCAATACCAGTATTATTGACAGTTACATCTCCAGAAGAATTGCTGATTGAGATGCCACTTCCAGCAATAATAGAATTAACAACACCTGATGATAAATTATTTCCATCCCCAAGAAGAGTGTAAATTTCATCAAAATTACTAATGATCTTTTCCGCACCAGATAACAGAGTATCACCTGCACCATCATTAGGTGTAGTACCTGTGCTTATACCTTGCTTTGCCATGTGCAGAAGATTTTAAAAGTATTTATTAAGTATAATTGTTATATTTTAGAGAAGCTGATCTAGTTACCAGAGAACCTGTTGACAGTCCTGATATTCCCCTATTGTTATATGAGTTAAACAGATTGTTGCCAGATCTATTAGAAACATTGATTTTACCCCAACTAAACTCACCAAAACTGAAGTTAGAACTAATACCACCTTGATAAACAGAAATTATTCTGCTATCAAATGTATAGTCAATACTATCAAATGTAATATTAGTTGTACCAAAAGTTACAGTACTGATTCCCCCAACATTGGTTATAATTCTTCTAATAGCAGTCATTCCTACTCCAAGAACATCAACTTGTAGTATTTGTGCTGATTCAACTTGGTAGGTACAGTCAATAAATTGTGTTGTGATACCAAGAATAGATTGATCATTATATTGACTGATGACATCATTACCTACAAAAGGAACAACACTCAGATTAGAATTAAAAATAGTAAAGAAATCACCAGTGCCAATACCACTGACTGTAATGCCAGATCCAACATAATTAGGATCTCTCATAAATGAATCTTTATCAATAAAGAAGTCCAAGATAAATTTCTGAGAATTCCCAACAGTAGTAATACCAAAACCAACAACTGAACCATAGTCACCCGAATAGGAAGATACAGTCATTTCTTCTTTAGATAAGACAGGAGGTTCTATAAGAACAACAGGAAGATTTGTTGATGTATATCCTGTTCCTGCTTCAGATATATTGAATGAAGTTACATGTCCATTTGTTACAATTGCACTTGCTAAAGCATTTGTTCCAATTCCAGAGGAAATGGAGACATTTGCAGTAGAAGATGTATAACCAGCACCTGCATTAGAAATATTCAAAGCAGTGATTGAACCACCTGCAGATACTATTGCTGTTGCACTTGCTCCTACTTTTGCATCTTGTGATACAATTTGAATTGCATTCTGAAATGCCTTGTTAGCAGCTTCATTATTGGAGTTAAAGAAAGGTCTTACATTATCAACATAAGCAATTGTTGTGCTTACACCAAATGATTGAATCAAATATGATGCAGGATAAATTTGTGGTTCATATTCAATTCTATCCTTGCCGATATATTTTCCATTGATAAATTTATCAACAGATTGCTTACACCAAGTAACAGGTCTAAGTATAGATTGGTCACTAGTGACTCCAGGACCAGGATAGTTATTTGTTTCAGTAGAATCAAGGGTATTGATACCTGTAACTGTTCTTGAATTTTGATTTAATGTAATTGGTTGACCTAAATCTGGATTATTATCAATATCTAATAGATCACCAATCTTAATAGTCTCCAAAACATCTGTAAAGATAACATCTACACTACCAGAACCTTTGTAGAAAATAATTTTAGAAGTATCACTACTATTTTCAACATCAGTTAATCCTGATTTAGGTGCTTCAGCAAATGTGATCACACTACCACCTTCAAACTGATATGCAACACCAGGTTGCTGGAGGATATCATTGATGAATACTAATAGGGTCTTATCCACTTCAATGTTTGAACCAGCTTGGGATCTGATTGAAATTGGTTGACCATTAATAGTAAGTTTAAATGACTTTTGAGTTCCATCAAACTGACTATCTAGTGCATCAAATACTTCAAACTCTCCAACACTCCAACCATTAAACTGATCACTGTAAATATCCTCAATTGTAATTTGGAACTCTTCAAATGGCAAACTAGAATTGACTGGAATACCATTGAGTCCACCAACAGGAACAGTTAAAATCTGTCCAGGTCCAAAAGCATAACCTGAGTTTCTAAGTTCAAAATTAATAATACTTGATCCTTGACCTACAACAATATCAACTGTTGCACTCTGTCCAATTCCTGCAGGACTAGAAGCAGAATACTCAAGTGGAATATCTATGTAACTCAAAGGTGAATCAAATACTACAACAGGTGTATTGGATGATGTATAACCAGAACCAGGATTAGTGATATTGATACTTACAATATGACCACCTTGAATAGTTGCTGTTCCAATATTCTCAATTGAAGGAATGACTCCATTGAATGTCTGAACACCAACATTAACAATTTGAGAACCTGACCTGTATCCAGAACCACTATTGCCAATGCTGACAGAAGAGATAGTACCAACACCAGATATAGTTGCTGTTCCTGCAGCAGATACTAATGGTTGGTATCCATTTCCTTCTGTTGATCCAACAGAAATAATCAGTCCTCCTGCTGGGAACTTAGACTTGTTGGGATCATAACCTTCTGGTGTTCCAGAACCATTATATCTGATTGAAGTAATTCCACTATCTTCAATAATCTGATAATCACCTTGAGTTGCTTGAATACCTTGTGGAGACTGGTATATGTTATTTGTAAGAATAACAGTATCATAAGAAATTCCAGAAAGATCAGAACCAGAAGATTGAAGTGTAAAAATACTACTTACTCCAGTGAAACTGCTAGAGAAGTCATCAAAGACATTATTAAGATGATATGTTTCTAGAGTTGTGCCTGAACCAGCACGCTTCATAAAGGTTCTACCCTGGAATGAAGAACTGGATGTGATACCAGTCCAATCTCTCTCATCTGGAGGATTAGTTGTTGAACTTAGTGGAATATTGCCGTAAGGAGGAGAAGAGAAAATAATTGAATTTCCTACAATATTATAATTACCAGAATACTTGGTGATTGTTGCTCCAGCAAGATGGTTTGTTAGTTTAGTCCCTAATTCTGGTCTAGTTACTAAAAGGTTACTGGCAACACCAAAAGTTCCAACTGATTGAACAATCATAAATTCATCATCAATCTTAATAATATCACCAGAGGCAAAAGAAGAAACTCCCACAGTATCCAAAACTAAATCAAACAAAATATTTTGATTAAGTATAGTTGTAATTTTAGTTGAAGCAACTGGTGCCTGAATCATATTATCAACAGCAAGTAGTGCTTTTGCGTTTGCATTCTTAGCAGTGATTGTATGTGATGCCCCTATGCCAACAGAATTAAGAATAAGAGTAGATGGAGGAACAGAAAGAGCATCTTCTGCAGTAGCAGCAAATCTCAATTTACTTTCATCAAGCTTAACCAAGAAGACCTCTTCTGGAAGTAAGTCAGTTGAACCAATGCCAGGAATGACAGCAGTGACAATGCCAATACCAGATGTATGACCCACCCCTGGTGCTCCATATGTAACACTCTCACCACTTACAAAGAAGTGATTGGGGATTTGAATAAAGTCATTTTGCAGGTCAACAACAGTTGAACTTGATCCATCAAATATTCTTCTGAAAATTGGGTTTCCTTTATGATTAAGTTCAAATGATTTCTTAAGACTTAGTTTTGTGCCTGAATAAGTGTCATTATTTGTATTAATAATAACATTGTTAAGATCAATATCTGTTGGATTTGCATTTTCAGTAGTAATCTGCAATTGATTGAAATATGCCCTAACCTCAACTGCTTTGTTAGCAACTGGAGTATAAACAATATCAAGACCATCAGTAATTTTACTTATTCCAACAGTTCCAATGCCTGATCCTGTTGATGTATTTGCATATTCAACACAAAATTCATTAGATGATGAATTGATGGCAGCAAATTCAAACATCTCATACTCACTATCAGTGGTATTCTCTACAACAACAATGCAGTATGTTGCCTCATAAGGTGTTATATAAGATGAAATTACATTAGTTGTTGGTGAAGCTGAAGCAGAGATTGATGAATAAGAAGAACCTACTCTAGTAACGTCTAAGTCAAAAGAACCAGTAGAAGTTCCATTGTCAGAGATTGCCATAACAGCAGAGTTACAATGAAGTGTCTTTGTAGTATTACTGTGGAATTCAACAATAATATTTCCACCACTAATTCTTGCACCAAATGTGCCTATTCCTGAACTATAAGTATTTTCCGACTCATTGATGCTTCCGTACTCTAGAAGCGAGACATCTGTGCCATCATGTATGATGTTAAGTTCAGTTGAGTAGAAAGTATCTGTAGGAACCTCTTCAACCATTGAGAGGACCTTAAGTGCTCTATATGTGGTTCCTACAGAAACAAGTGTGCCTGTGGAACTTGGGGGTATAATAGATCTTTGGCTGAATACACTAGATACATCACCATAACTTCTAGTCCCAGTAGTAGTCTTATCATCTAAGATACTAAAAGCAACAGATGACACATCATATGAGTTTACTTCAAACTTGACTGGGAAGAATGTAAGATCCCATCCACCAGCAGTAGCAATATAATCAAAATACCCTAGGTATGGGTAAGTCTCAAGAGTTGCATATTGATTAATATATCCAATATTGTCATTCTGAATTATAGAGACAATAGAGAATTGCCTTTCATCAGTAAATACTTGATCTCTTGCAAGAGTTACAATTTTATTGTAGGTATAGTTTGATTCAAATGATGCAATTGATTCATAGGGTTCTGCTCTCTCATTGCTATTAAATTTAGTAGAAACATCATCAATACTCAAAACTCTATTACCAACAGACTGAAAGTAATCTGATAGAATTCTATTATCAAAGATAATCTCATTTGAGAATTCTTTACCATTTACAACAAAACTTGTTTCAGTTACATTATCATAATCATAGAAACAGTTTAGATCACCCTTTCCAATAATATCTACAACTGTCTCAATATTAGAATCAATTGCATTGACAGGAACTGATGCCTGTCCAACAGGTGCTGCAGCACTCTCAATTTCAAAATCAGCAAATCTCTTAAATCCTGCAGTGTGATTCAATGCTCCAACTGCATTATTCCAACTATTAAAATCAACATTAGACTTTAGTGAATATGAGAAATTTTGGTAGTACTCATTATTGGGAATTCTTTGCAGATTGTCATTAAGGAATCCAGTATTTCTATTCCAACCATTGACGATAGTTGTGCCAGCACCTGTTTCAATTTCTGCTTTGAAATCATATTTGGTTCTAACAATACCTTGAGTATTTGAAGTGAGACCTCTAATATTCTCACCAAGATTAAATTCAAATGGTGTAGATACTTTGAGGATTTCTGTATTTTTATTCCAACTCTCTACAGTTCCATTACGCTCCCCATTAGTTACTTGCTCATCTAGGAAATAATCATTTTTCTTAAGAACTACATCAAAGATTGGGAACTGTGAAACTGGTACAATTCTTCCCCTTATAGGTGTAGTAACATTTCCAGGTTCTTGAGTGCCACTAATGACCTCAGACATATCATAATCAATAAATGAACCAGTACCACCAAGATTTGTCTGAATCCCAATTACAGGGAAATATGCATAATTATATTGTGAAGAGTTATAACCAGTTCCTGTAGTTCCAACACCTACATTAATTCCTTCAACAAAAATGTCTTCTCCAACAACAAAAGGGAAGTCCTCTTCATCGCTGAATATTGTATTGAAGAATACCCTCACATTCTTGTTGGAATTGGTATAAACTATTGAATTGATTCCTATGCCATTAGTATTATTGGTTGGTACAATTCTAGGCAATGTCTCATATAAACCAGTTGAATTTTTGATAATCGAAACTTGATTATCACCAAGAGTATATGTAATTTTAATATCTTCGTTGATCTTATTAGTATATCCATCAATTACTACCAAATCAGGTGCTAAGAGATAGTTGATACCATTTGATGTAATTCCAATTCTTTCAATTGAATTGAGTGATTCAATTTCAAGAATTTCAGGAAGATTTGCCACTACTCTCAAAGTATTATCATGAGGATAATCAAAACCAATATTATTGGATGAATATTTGTAATTTAAAATCTGACCAATATTCTTACTCTCAGGATAAAGAATAGCATCAGTTCCAAAACCGCTTCTTACTGTAGTAATTCCAGGAAGACTTCTATATCCTGACCCAGAATTGCTAATCTCTACATCAGAAATAGCACCATATGCGGTAAGAGAATCAGTATCATATAAAGGTAATGCATTAGTTCTATCATATGAAAGAATATCAGGAACTTTATTGATATTATAAGTGAATGATATTGTTCCTATTCCAGAAACTTTTTGTAAACCATCATAATCAGTAGGAACCAGATTGATTTGATTATATGAGGATACCTCACTGTCAATGATCATCTCTCTATTGACTAGAGGAGAGAATGTAGTGTTTGTATTGCTGAATGAGTACCAAAGAACTGAAGGGACATAATCAGAAACAAACAAAGTTAAGTTTGCTGTTGCATCTACTCCAGGTTGACCACTTTTTGTAACTTCAAACTTGTTATCCTTTCCTGAGGTAAGATAAAGTGACCTATAAAAAGAATCAGAATATATGTTTAAATCAAATGCAGAATATCTATTGCTGTTAGACACAAAAGACAGTGATGAATCTGAAAGGTCAAACTTAAGAGTACTATTTTTGCTTACATTGATGAGGGGGTTAATTTTAGAAAGAGTGCCAGCAGAAGATGTCTTGATGTTTACAAATCTAGGTTCAACCTGATTGATCTCTGATCTTTCTTCTACAAGTTTAATCCTTACAGGTGTGTGAACAACAACATAGTAGATACCTTCATTTACTAAACCACCAGAAGGAGTTGATGATGTATAAATGACTTTATCACCAGTCTTGAATGGGTTGTTGTTGAAAAGTATGGAATCATCAAAAGTTGAAATATCTCCAGATACAAATGATTTTGGATTAAATACTATCCTTCTATTGAATTCATCATACTTTACAGTTACAACTACTTCATTACTTGGTTTAAGATCAATATTAACTTCATCTCCAACAAATAGACCATGTGTTGATGCTGTAGATACTGTGACTACATTCTTTTGTATTTGACCAGTAACAACATCATTACGTCTTGTTCTAAGGTTATGGTAAACTCCTGTTCCAACATTGGTGAAGTAGAGAAGTCCATTAGTGTCATTTACACCAATATATCTACCAGTTATAGTAGAAAATCCAACTCTATTAGTTGAAAGTCCCACAAATCTATTTGAGATACGAACAGCATAGAATGTTCCTAAACCTGAAAGTGGTACAGTACTTGATGCTCCTACAGCACCGTTCCAAGTATTGATAGAGTCACCACCATTGGTAGAATACTCCACAATCTCATTCATCAAAAGACCATGGTTTGGATAGTATATTGATTGTGGTGGGATTGACACAACCGAAGCACCTGCTCCTGGATTAGAGAATGTGACTGTTGTTTCATTTCCTGTTCCCAATGCTGTTCCAAGTCCCAATGCTTCAGCAGGATTGAAATACAATACACTATTAAGTCTCAGTGTCTGTGTAGTTCTCGCAATACCAGAATTAATAGTAAATTTTCTTGGATCTTTGAAGATCTTAGTTAACACATTATGAGAAGTTCCAATAGTGCCAGACTGCTCTCTCAGAACTTGAATTCTTTGATTTCTTCTGTCAAGAGTGAGAACTCTGACCTTCTCACCACCAACTTCCATAATATCATCAGGTCTAACATATGGATATTGAATAGCGCCACCCACATCAAAATAGGTTGTCATTCCTGTTACAGAAGTATCTCCCACACCAGTAAGAAGGACAAATGAACCAGTGCTTATACCAATTTGATAGTTGCCATCTAATCCATCATAATATCTAGATAGACCAGAAATATTGACAAGATCACCATCAGATAATTTATGAGGATCTGAACTATATCCAACAAACTGTCCTCTTGATTCATATGGAATGAACTCAATATCATAGACTTCTGTTGACGCTGCACTTACAGAACTTACTTTTTTGCCAAGTACTCTTTCTACCCTACCTGCAGCATTGTTTCCTCCAGTGAAAGAGTTGTCAAAAACAAGTTGATCATTTACTCTATAATCTTTACCTCCAGTAAAGATTCCAACACCTTGAATACCACCAGCAGATGCTGATATAATATCAATTTTCTGCTTCTTGTATGTATTTGAGTTGAAAATATAATCATAACCACTCAATGAATTATTCATATGATATGGAGTGGTATTTCTAAACCAACCATCTTTTTCAATATTAAAATCTACATGATTAGAAGAAGAGGAGAAGTTGAATTTATTTGGATCAGAATTAAATGTATTGCCAATTACATATGGAAATACTGGTCTTCTATAGTTTTTGAAAGATCCAGAAGTATCTGAAGTTTCTCTGATGGTAGTGAAGTAAGCGTATGTTCCTTCTGGATAATCAGGTGTAACGCAGTATCTTCCATTATTCTTATCTAAATCACCAGTTGCTTTGAATACAAAGTCTTCAACAAAGAACCCATCTGTATATTGTGAAATAGGTGGTCTGTTTGTGCTATTCAGAGCAATCTCATAACCAGATATCATTCTCTTAATAGATCCGCCAGAAGCAGAACTAAATCCATATGGTCCATAGATTGGGTGACCATCATATGCCCAACCAAGAATTGGAGAGTGTTTTACAGAAGTAACTTCAATATCGTTCTCTTTCTTCAGATCACTCTCTGTGTAAATTGTATTGCCATTGGCATCAATTGCATATGTGCTTTCTCTCAGATATCTGGATGGATATAGATGTGAATATTCTAGTGTTTTGCCACTAATTGAAGTATCAACTATGCCATCATCTCCTAAAATATTAGGAAGATTTCTAGCAAATAGATTAATAGTCCACTGATTGATATCTGTAAAAACAGTTGCATCGATTCCAGAAGGTTTGACAATAATATCAGTATCACTAGAGTATCCTGCTCCACCGCTAATAACTTTGACCTCTGTGATCACACCATTCAAAGTAATAGGTGTTAGTCTTGCAAAAGAACCTATTCCACTGATAGAAAGATCTGGAGGTGAATTATATTCTTTACCACCTTGATTGACTAGGACTTCTACAATTCTTCCATTAGAAACGATAGGAGTTAGTTGAGCTCCAAATCCACTATTGAATGTGACAACAGGTTGTCTATTGAAGTTTAAAACTTCAGAAGCACCATATCCAATACCTTCATCTATAATATCAATAGAATCAATAGAACCTCTAAAAACTGGTTGAACCTTACAGGAGAAGTCTTGATTAGTTAGTGTATTAACACCAATAGTTCCTTGTATAGTAACTGCAATTGGGTTATAGTTAAATGTGCCATTGCCCTCAGATTTAATATTTGTGAAAATATTATTATCATAGAAATAATCAGATTGAGTTTGACCAGTTCCTACCTCTGAGAGTGAGAATGTATTATCATCAATCTTGACCACATAGTATTCAGTGGTGGAATCAATACCATCAATGGCAGTTGCTCCTGCTGTATATCTTACAATTTCCTTTTCGTTATAACCATGATTAGTGATGGTAATCTGATCAATTGCAGTATTGACTCCAACAATAAGTCTCTTTTTATTCTTATAACCAGAACCTGCATTATCTACAATGATATTGGAGACAATTTTCTTTCTTTCATAGGACTTGAACTCTTGTATACCAACACCATAACCTGTAATTACAACAGTATTGATTCCTACATTGGCATCATTAAAATTATCATGTAGTGTGACAGTTAAAGAATCAACTATATTTGCATAATAATCAGCACCTGTAGTGAGTCCAGCAACACCTGTGACACCTTCTGTCAAATATACAATTCTTTCATTCTCTCTAAACTTATGATATGTTGAGAAACCAATAGTGTTATTTGAAAGACTCAATCCACTCTTAGTTCCAGGACCAGAGTTGAACTGAACACTGTGGTCAATAGAAGCAAGATTGACCTTAGCAGATGCATCAATACCTTGTCCTCCACTAATAATAACAATAGGGTCATCTGTATAGTCAAACCCATTATCAATCACCCTGACCTCTTCTAGAGACCCCTCAACAGCAACTATACCAGTAGCACCAATACCAATGATATCATTGACCTTCATGATTGGTGGATTGATTACATCATATCCTTGACCAGTATTATTAATGACTATTCCTTTAATGCCACCATAGAAAATAGTATCAGGTGATTTGTAGTTAATAAGTTCAACACCATTAATTAGAATTCCATTATATCCTGGCGAAGTTCTATATTCCCCAACCTTTGTGGATGGATTATTGATTTCTCTATAGATCTTCTGAGGAGATATATTTTTTTGATAGAAGTCATAATAGCAGAACTTATTATCAGTTACAGTTCCAATAGGTGAGATGTATCTGTTATTAAAGATATCTGATGTACTTCTAGCAAGTTTAATAGTAGTAGAACTTACTCTCTTAACATAATAAACACCTTCTGTTACATTATCAAAAGCATCAACAGTCTCTGATGTAAATGAAATGCCGTTAGATGTGGTTGTAGTAACAATATTTACCTTTGGACTATAGTATACAGGATCTCCTGTATACAACCCATGATCAGATATTGGAGTAACAACTAGATTATCTCCAATAGCGCTACCAGAGAAATTAAACTCTCTATTGTATGGATTAGTAGGTATTGAATTGTAGTTTGGGACAGAGTTGGATGCTACAATAAAATCTCCATTAAACTTCTCATATGTGTTGAGAACATTAGCATTAATATTGTTGAGTGCAGGATACTTTGTAGAAGAACCCTTAAGAATCTGATTCTCTAGAGTCCAAGTAAGAGAAAACTGTGATTCTGAGATATTCTCAGAAAGGATAGCAGTGAACTCAGTCTCAGACAGAACAGCAGATATAGTAAGTGATCTTTCAAGACCAGTATTACTCCTAAGAGATAATCTGTAACCAGATTTTAAAAATATGCTATCGAATGTTTTTATTGTAAATATTTTCTCACTAGAATCAACTAAAGTGAATGTTGAAACTTTCCAATTTGTCTTAATGTTATAATTCCAAGATTTAGATTTATTTTGTTTTGACTCTAAACCTATTGACTTAACATTGACAGTATCGTCTTTCTTGAAGAAGTAGGTATCACTATTGATTTTGAAATTTGTAAGAGATGTGACAACTCTTACCTGCACCTGTCCTTTAGGTGTATCAGAATAACTATAATTATTGAGACAGATGTCAGTCTTTGAATTTATTGCAGTAGTTGCAGTGGTAACACCTAAAAACTGAGTTAATGTCTTTTCAGAATACGCAAGAATATCCTCATCACCATCAACATTAACTACTGAGAGTGCTCCAGATGCTGGGAAACTTACTGTAGAATCTACGTCTATTACTGTTGATCCAACTGAAACACTATTGAGAATTTTAGTTTTAGGATTTGGTTCAAACTTGCCATAAATTGTTCCTTCAACATTGCTATCTCTTCTATACCCATAGTCAATAGCAATTTGATAGAAATCTCCTTCAGTATAATTAATCTTCTCTACATTAGTTACAGTTCCTCTAGCACCAGTTCTATTCTGATAGAACGTTTGATTCTTCAGTTCAAGAGGATCACCAAGATATCCTTCAACCACATAGTCCTGTGTGAGTTTGTAATCAGCATCAGATGGTTTAATCAAGAACTTGCTAGGTCTAATGACCTCTACATCAGCACCATATAATGCTCTGAACAAAATCTCAAATGATTGATCTGTTCCTTTTGATTTATAAAAACTGTCAGAAGAAAATATGAAATTTCTTTGATCCAGACCAGAATGAAGCGTTCTCTCTGAGAAACCTGGAATGAATTGATTTTTAATTCTTTTGAAAAATTCTTGTAAGAATCTTATATTGAGATTGTAGATAGTAGAACCACTTACGTGGTCAGCAGACTCTGTTCTCTCAAATGTTAGTTGGTCAGGGGTATTGGTCCCAATATAGTCTGTGATGCCACTGAACCCCCTTGTACACCCCTCAAAAGTGGTCTTTGTCTTGGACTCATATGAAATGATTTCATTATCAATTTGAATCAAACCATTAGATTCTGGAAACCCATCAGTAAAGTTTTGATCGGCAGACGTAACAATAGTTGTATCTAGGAAAGTTATATCTCCCAACAAGATAGTAGAATCTTTGAGATTGAATAACTCATCAACCTTTACATACTGATCTAAATTTCGAATAAGATCATATGTTCCACCTTGATATTCTTGTGAAACATAATATTCTTTTAGGAAATCAACAAGAAGTGGAAAGTCATCCTTTACAAATTCAGGAACTTGACTCGCTATAATATCTTGAAACTTAACTCTATCTACTGCCATTTCTATTAATAGGAGTATGTTGTGGATTGTGAAGAACCAGCATTCCCAGTTGTAACAGTTACTCTAGTTGTAGTATTTGGTACGTCTGTGTCAGCAGGTGCTGTGACTGTTTGTGTAGTTGTAAGAACAGGTGTTCCTCTAACAATACTTCCATTGGAGTAACTAGATGTAACAATATAGTTACTTCCTGAAACATCATCACCAGATGCAATTTGATCTGATACTGTATTGACTACAACATTTCTTGTATCAAGTTGAAGATACAAATCTTGTAGTCCTATAACATCATTTGAATATGGAACAGCAGATACTTCAATGAGGGGTGTACCTCTATTTACGCTAGTAGAAATGATCTTAATTGGGTTCAATTTAATCTCACCCTTCACATAATCAATAATACCAATATTCTGTTTAACAACAACTGGTTCAGAAGGTGAATTCAACTTGAACAAGAATATACTACCAGTCTTCAAACCAGGATTGGGTTTATCTCCTAGATATACATCACCAGAAATACCACTTACTTTGAAAGCAGATGTCTTGATGTTATATCCAACAACAGTTCCATTGGAAACTGGAGAGTGTCCATGATTCTTGATATAGAATCTATTTCCAAAACACAACTCGTATTCAGCAAATGTATTCAAAAGAGGTTCCATATCTCTTCTCATCTGAACAGTAGTAATGTTAGATGTAATTGAAACCTGTGTATCATCAATAATCTTCTGATACTTACTAAACTTAAACCTAGCACCAAACTTATTCAACTCTGTAGAGTTGGCATATGCATCAATATTATTAGTCACAAGCGAACCAACTACACTAGCAGATGGTGCTTTGTTCTCATTATAATAAACATAAGAATCAGTCTCAATATACAGATACTTGAGATCAACAATCTCACTTACAATACCTGCTACTGAATACTTTCTCAGTTCTCTGGAAATATCTTCCTTAATAGTACTAGAAAGATAAACACCATTCTCAGGTTTGACACTGATGAATACCTTACCATATTGTGGAGGACTAAGTTCTTCACCACCAAATGCTGAAACAGACTCTGCTTCTGAGTAAATTCTTGGTATTAATACTTCATAATCTGCTGCAGTTACAGCACGATTTTGTGATGCATAGATTAGTGGAGCATTCTTTTTAATTGATTCAACAGTTTCAATATCAGAACCACCAAAAGATTTCTGATCTGTTGTGATTAATGAAATACCATTTGTAATTGGTGTATTGTTATTATCTGCTAACTGAGCAGCAAAAGTAAATTCTGAGATATTATTGCCAGATTCACCACTTGATGTGATATATCCAATCTCTACAATATTAGGTTCTTCTAATTTTGTGCCAAATATTCCATCACCAAAAAGTAATTCATATCTCTCATTATCAACCTCTTGAATAAAATAGACAGGAGAAGTAGAATTTACTTCATACAGACTACTGAACTGTTTATAGACTCTTGTAATAGTAGATCCAGATCCTTCTCTTACTAATACTGTGATTAAATCAGTATCAATGCCACTATTGGTAAGGAGGTATTTTTGATTGGGCGTTCTAGAACTTACATTGAATGATTGAGTAATATGTGTTCCTTCATAAATCTCAATATCATTAAAGATGGCAAGTCCTTCACTGTTTACTGCAACTGTAATATCATCAGGGATAGAAAATACATAACTCTTATTTGAAAAACTATTGGAAGAAAGTGCTACAATGCCTCTCTTAAGAGTTACAGATACTGCTGTAGTTGATGATGTATCTACTGAAAAAGATATTAATGCCTTTGCTGCATTCCTCGACTTAGGAACATATCCTATATTTCTTGCTAAAGAAACAACATTCTCTCTGAGTGTTGCTCCATCAATAAACACCTCATTGGTTACCATATTGGCATTGTATGAGGTGATGTAAGTATTATAGGCAAGTGTGTCTATAATAGTAGAAAGATTGGATCCTTCATAATCATAATCTGTGAAGTTTGAATTCGCACGAAGATAGTCCTTGATGGACGTCTTTATTTGATCAAAATCTAAATTGCTGAAATTAACTAACGGCATTTTACCTAGTGGGTTCTAATGCAAATGTGAGTTCTTGTTTTTGTGCATCTGCACCTACAATAATATATTGAATCTTAACATCAAAAGCATTTGAATCTACATTTGCTTTGACTATAACATCAATTAAATTTACTCTAGGTTCATAATTTTCAATAGTATTACGTATTTGAAGATCAATACTAGCAGCAGTAAGTGCATCTAGATTGTCAAATAATAATTGTCTGACCCTAGATCCTAATGCAGGACTGAATGGTCGCTCACCAGGACCAGTAAGAATCAAATTACGAACAGATCGTGCTATAGCATTCGCATTAGTTAACCCAATTAAATCATAATTGAGTGGATTAACTAGAAAGCTAGCACTTATATCCTTAAATGGTATACTAGTCCTTTGAACTGGCAAATTTACACAAGAATTCTACCTTATTTAGTAGACTAATCTTCAGTTAATACGTTCTTTGCACCACAAATACATTCATGATTGGGATCAGAGCAATCAGTTGTCTCAAATAATCCATCAGTATTCTTTTTATTCTTATTCTTAGGTGTTAGATTATCATTTGCAATCTCACGTAACATATTATTAGGTGCTTGACTCCAATAGTCTCTATGTAAATCATCCATTAATTAAAAACCCCTTTCTATAAAAGTCATCATCATCAATGTATCTATACCCCTTAGGTATTACCTCAGGAACTTTATCCCATACAGGTATAGCAATAGTATTCCCATACCTAAAATCAGCATTAGGACGAAAGTGTACCTCTATTAATTTGTCTCCAATTATCTCAACATTAATCCATTCATACCTATCCTTTAAATCATCTAACACTGGACTCAAAGGAATCTCTTCATTTATTATTTCCCACTTATCCCATTTATAACATGTTTCCGCGGATTTTAAACCATAGACAACTAATGTACATTCTCCCCAATGATAATCAATGGATTTATGTTGTCCCTCAAAGATCTCACACCAAAACTCACCTGGATGTAAATGTTCTGTAGAATTAGACAAATATTCCTTTCTGGCATATCTACCCATCCCCATGAAATTCATAGATGGCCTTACAATATAAAAACCAGGTGATGGTACTTCTAATCCTGCAGGACCACAAGTATAACCACACACCTGGCTGAGTTGTAATTTATTATATACCCACAGATCTTTAGGTGAAATAGAATTCCATTCCTCTGATACTGTGAGTTTATACATTAACGTCCTTGACCTCTATAACGTTTCTTCTTACCATTACTGCTAGTTGCAGCATACTTTGTATGCTTCCCTGTACCCTGTCTAGTTTTCTTGGGTTGGGATTCAATGAATACTGTACCCAACAGTGACTTTCTTACTCTTGACATAATATTTACCTATAGAAAAATTAAATTACACGCATCTTTTCATGTCCCACACGAATTCGTGGATCACACCAAATCTCATATCCTGCTTCAATAGCATCTAAACAGAAACTTACATCCTCTCCACACATATCCTGTACTGCACCAGATTCAAATACTTGCATCTTTGGTGCAAACCATGGATACTTCATATCAGTATTCTCAAAAACACCCTTCTGAATCATTACCCATCCAAATCCAGTATAGTCTACAGTAAATGGCTTCTTACGCTTACTAATACCTTCTACCATCTCATGATTCATGACCCCACCATTATTACGGAAATCATCCTCATCTAACCAATGTGCTACTGATGTGGTCTGACCATCTTCAGTACTATACCATCCAGCACTAATAGGCTTCTCTGTTCCATCCTCACTTAATGCAACATCACATAATTGCCAAAACTTCTCAGTGTTGAAAACAATATCACTATCAATCCATAACTGATAATCATACGCTAACTTTCCATCCCATGGAATTTGATCAGGACCACGTAATACATTCGCTCCTAAACACTTACAACGAGCGAAATTTACCATAGAACTATAGTCCTGACTAATCTGAATACTCATCCCATTCTGTACTAGATCAAAACATAACTGTACAAAGTTCTTCATAAACGTGTAACTACATCCACGCCCAGGTAAACAAAATACAATTCCCTTTCCTTTCATTCGCGCCTTGATAGCATCATAATCCCATTCTGCTTTCTTCTCTTTGGGCGCTGTCGCTTTCACAGTAAATCCTTTTGCCATGATTGATAATTCACTACAATGTCATTTTATCAGGTTATATATCCTCTGTCAATAGGAAGATTCTTCAATACTAGGTGTGGTTTCTACAACCTCATATGAAAGATCATCCCTATCATACACAGTCTGTAACATACCTACCATCGCATTTAATTCAGTCCACTTTCCCTCAAAGTTCTCTTCCTTTATACTAGGTAATATACATTCATTTTTTAGGTATATGTGGTAAAATTTTTCTGGAGCAATTTTTTTCATATCACCGTTTCTCCTTTTGAAATTATATAGTAGAATAAAAAAAAAGAGATCAATATAGATCTCAGAGGAATATACTTTTGTAGGTTGCCCTAGACCGGTCTTTTTCGTAGGGGGGGGGGTCCTTTCAATACCTTTAAGGTTTTACTAAGCCCACATAAGAACTTAACATAACCCCCTTAATCACTGTCGTATTCACAACACTGTCAGTATAACACATATGCCCCCTATGTGTCAACCACCAAGGGGCACTGAGTGTTACATAGTGTCACTACTAAGTATCAACAAGCAATGAGGGACTGTTGTACATTTTCACGTAACTCTAAGTAATCATTAATATCATCACAAGTTTCATAGTGCTCCTGCAACATTTCAAACTCTTCAATGTCAATTACTTTGAGATCAATGAGGTTATATAGTGCCAGTGTAAATTGTTCAGAATGCATGGACGGATTATGTGGTTACACTATAGCAGACCTTTAGAGGTTACTAACGTTAACTCTCTGTGAGTTACTGATGATGATGCCTATGCAACTGTTGCAGAAGGTGTCAGATACTGTCCCCCTGTGTTTATAAGATAGTGTGTCCCCTGTGTGTTACATAGTGTCCTCTCAGTCTTTATATTATAGAGCATAAGACTGTCCCTGTCAAGTAAAACCCTGGGTGGTCAGAAATATATGTGGTCCCCCTTGACTTTTGAGAGTTTGTGTGATATAGTGCAGTCTTAGATCGCTATAAGTATGAGGGTTTCTGAGAGATAAGAGGGTTCTTAAGTATACCTTTTCCACAGATTATCAGACAATAACCACACAAAAGACCCCTTTTTCCACAGGGTTGTTGAAAACTAACAAAACACTCATATACATTTATTAATACCTTTTTAATTGATTTAAGATAAAAAACATGCTATTTATGGGTGTTTTCAGGGGGTAATCTGGGAGATAGTATCATTTAAGGTAATATGAGTAGTAGTTACTCTATCCCCCAATTCTTCTTTAGTTGGTATAGATGAATGAGGTCTATAAGCATAAAGAATAGATGCTAGTTGATACATCAAATGTGTATCTAACTGTGCATCTCTTAAGTGATAGATTGGGTGTGAAGGTAATGAATACATTAGGTGTTCCATTGATTAGTTTGAATAAGATACTTTTTAATTTCTGAGTATGCAAAGTCTCTCAATCTTTGGTTAGTTGATGTATCTAATACTCTATACATTTTGTTGATATAATCATTAGGAGTAGTTACAGTTACTGATTGTTTAGTAGTCAATCCTATTTGATTAAGATTACTTCCTGCCTTTACTTTTGTCTTACCAAAGTTACCTGTAACATTGCCTTGTGTTCTAAGTTTAGGTTTAATCTTTGAGAGGTTAGAGTAAGTCATTGAAGTTGTTCTAGTGTTTGGTTTCTTTCCTGAATCTTTTGAGTAATGTCTGAATCAAGAACATCAACCAAAAGATTTACACCTAGGAAAGTAAAGAATACAACAAGTAAGATTCTCATAGTTCCTCAATCATTTCATCAAGTTCAACTAGGTTAAGATTAACATCATCCCATTTTACTCCATCTAAGGTTGTACCACCTTCCTCAATATACTGATTAAGGAAGTCTTGATATGAGTAACAACGTCTTGCTTGATTGTATAGACCCTCATCATTACCAATCCATAGTGCTACATTCCAGGTTTCATAGTTACTCCAACCATTGTAAGTTGTGTCTTCAATTGTAGTTTGAAATGAGGTCATGATGTTAGATTAGTGATGTTGGTTCAGTGAAACAATTCCCAGAAACAATCTTAGAGAGAAGTGGGATAGAGAAGACTGAACCCTTACACTATAGAGGACATTTAGAGGTTACTAACTTTAATAGTCAGAATGTAATCTCATTAAGTGTTGGTTGCTTGATTACTGATTGTTGATTAGTACCCTCAACAATAGTATTCAAAATCTCAAGGATTTCTGTTCCTGTGTTACCCTTACTAAGAAGAGCAATCATTACAGAATTAGACATGATGTGAGTGTTAATTAGTGTGTTTTGAGTAAATGTTAGTTTACAGTCATCACGGACTATTACTTAAGCAAAGATGAAACCATTAGTGAAATCATAGGTATTAAAGACTTTACTTTGTCCTGCCATTCCTACAAACTTATCAACATACCACTTAAAGTTCTTTTGATAAACACATTCACCATCAATACAAAACTCATTACATAGTGCATTTAATCTACTCTTTGTTGTATTAGATTGCCAACCACCATCAAAGATTGTCATATTATCATCAGTTACTTCTGCAATAAGATTGTTATGTAGATAGACTTGAGTTACAACACATTCTTTATCATCATTGAAGAAATTAATTGTGTGAGTATTGCCAGACTTCCAATCTTTCTCAGAATTGATAGCAGCAATCATTTGAGTTTCAATCTTTCTCATGGTTGGTTTTGTAGTGGTTACACTATAGATGACATTTGAAGGTTACTAACTTTAATTAAAATATATTTGCTTAGATCAATGTTACACTAATTCCTGCTGTTGTAACATTAGTTGGCAGATGTTAATGTAATTCGGTTAATCTCATCTTCAATACATTCTGCAATCTGTTCAAAAATATAATCACCTTCATGAACTTCGGTTAATACTTTTCCAGTAATCTCTTCAGAATAATATACTTCGTCACCATCATCATTCATCGTCAATACATCATTAGCAGAGAAAATCCAATATGCTACAGGTGCATTTTCTCCCTGTTCTTTGATCATACTATTAACACGGTCTTGAAGTTGCTTGAGAGTGTAGTTCATAATTTGTTCCTAATTTGGGTGAGATTGGGAGTTAGTTAGTAAATGTAATCTCATATTCATTTTCCTCTGTAATTAACCTGATACCATTATCACCAAAAGATGAGTAATCTAATAATGGTGCAATAACATCAGTCTCTAGATTATGAAGATAAACATACTCTTCATCACCATATGTGATACAGATACTATTCAATGAATCACAGATTTCAACAGTTTTGATGAACATAATAAAAAAAGAAAAGTGTGTGGATTAATGTAAAAGATTAAGCAGTTGCTGATTCATAGATTTCATAAAACATATCCCATGCTTTAGTATCATGAACAAAAGAATTAATTCCTATCTGATCAGAAACCCAATCATATGCAAAATCAATATCTGCACCTGTTTCTAATACAAAGGATTGTAACCCTTGTAATGTGTCAATGAATTTTGGATCTGTGTGAATCATATTGTTGTTTGATGTAGTGCTCATACTATAGGGGACATTTGGAGGTTACTAACTTTAATCATATTAATCTTTATCACTTATGTTCCATCTAGTGATAGGTACTAACTTAATCTCACCAGAACGTAATTTGTTCCTATATTCTTCTTCCTTCTGCAATTGTAAAATATAATTCTTTAATGCTGCTTGAATAATTGGATCATTCTTTGCAGTTTCATTTTGTAAAAAGCAATCCTTTTTAATCATGGTTTTGTGGTGTAAAATGTTGTTTTGTGTGGTGTGGTGTGTAAAGATTTCTCTCCAACAATGGGTCTTATATGTAACATAGTAACCACCACAATCATTTAGTTACAATGCCCATCTATCACAATTGTGAATAAACTACCTTGATATTATTAGAGATAATAGGTTGATCACAATTTTCATCAATACTATATGTTGCAACCTTACTAATCAATCTTTTATCAATAGAACCTGAATTATCAATCACTGTTGTATTAACAAATTCTGCACCTTTATACTCTAGTTGATTCTCAATCCATTCAAATAGTTCTGACTTACTATCAAATAGTTTTACAGTAGAAAGATCATTGTCTGCTGTTGCAACATATGCACCACTGAAATCAGGGTTCATAGAAGAGAAAGAATAGAAAGGCATCAGAGTTTGTGTGGTTACACTATAGAGGACATTTAGAGGTTACTAACTTTAATAGTGAGTAGAATAGGATGCTATATGACCAGGAACACCACTTAATGCAAGTCCTGTGTTCTGATAATCCGCATAATCATCAGCAGCATCTTCACTATCAAAAGGTCCAATAAATTGTGGTTCATCATATTCAGCAGAATAGAATCTTACATAGTATTTTTTTGAGTTGATGGAAAACATTTGATTGATTGAGTGCTTACACTATAGAGGACATTTAGAGGTTACTAACTTTAATTAAAATATATTTGCTTAGACATGATGATAATTAACCTCCAAACATTTCCTCAAAAAGAGGAGTTTCACGATTCTCTCTATCATACATCTCATTGACTAACCAAATGTTTTGTTTAATCCATGCAATCTCTTGTTCTTTTTTTGTCAACATTTGACGAAGTTCATAGAGTTGTTGATTTCTTTCTGTGATTGTCATAATAGTTCAGTGGTTACACTACAGAGGACATTTGAAGGTTACTAACTTTAATTACCCATGATTATCCATAAACTCATCAAGAGTATAATACTCACCAGTTGATGTTTCCTCAATCAATTCTTTCACAGTAAGTTTCTCTAGATCCTTACGATATTCTTCAGGTGTTTGATCTTCAGGGTCATAATCATCATGACAAAGATAATCCCATTCATGCACTAATGCGTCAATTAGTTGTTCTTTAGTGTAGTCCATAATTGTAATAAATTGATTTTCTCATATCCTGATGGAGATGGATGACCTATCACACCTAAACTGTCCCAATATGGAAAAATCAGTTTATGATACCCCCAAACCCCTTGCTATCACTGGAATGAACCAGTGGTAAAATTTGCATAAGCAAAGCAAGGACGATCCACCAGTTTCACTGTTCCATAATCAGTAGAATGGAATATGAACCCCTCACCATCAATTTCTACATCATCAAAGATGAATGCTAGAGGAGCATCATTGACAATAAAACTATCAATCAGATCTTCCTTGATTTCAATCACCAACTGATACAGATTAGCAAGTTGTGGAGAACCAAGAATATCTGTAAGAATAGAATCAGTCAAATCCCTACCTGACTTGATTACTGCATTTATCTCTTTCTTAGCAGTTTCTGCCTCTTTCTTACTTAAGAAGGCAATTGTGTCTGCATTGATGTTAGGTGCCTCTGTAGGGGCATATAACCTATCTACAGAAGGTTGCACCCACTTAATAGCAGCAGAGTCCTCAAATGTGTCCTGCAAAGGTTCACAAACAGAATCATACAATTCATTGTGAACATAAACTTGTGTATGTGGAGCAATCACAAGTAGTGACTCAATATTCTCTGGGAAGAGATATGAAATAGTGTTAGGTTTGAGAATGTTAGTTCCACCAAACCCAAGAAAGTCACCCCAGTAGATGTTATCAGTCCTAGGCAGATGAGACAGACAAAGTGATAGTCTGTTTGCTAAGTCTGGTTGATGACCAAAGTGAATATCAATGTCCTCTTGTGTGTAACAAAGACGAATCTTCTTCTTGTTAAATGCTGCTTTGGTGCAGACAAAAAACTCACCATTAGCAGGATTAGTGCCCCAAACTAATGAAATTCCATCCATTTTCATGGAGATTTCTGCTACATCATAAAGGATATTAAAGACACTAAGGTCACCTGTAAGGATAAGATCTTCAGGGTGTTCAATGTGAGTTTGAGTCATAATCTT